TTCTTCCAAGATTTGCTATTTCCCTAATTGGGTTTTGCTCATTAGGTTTAACAGTAAAAGTAGTTGCTTGTAGTTCTCGTCTAAGTTTATTAACAAGAAGTTTTCCACCTGCGCTCCAAAAAGCAGTATTCTTAATTACACCGTTAAAGAACTTCTCAACAGAATCAATCTCATCAATATCAACTTCATCAACTCCGCTTGGTATTGTATCAACTTCAACCTCTAAATCGGTTTCTTGTTCCATGTTTTCTGCGTCTTTCATAATATACAGAAGCCCTTTGGGTTTAGCATATTTATTTGCGGTTTCGGAAAACAATGCTTGATGTGGAGGATTTTCTCCGGCCAACCATGCTTTAGGAACTGCACTAACACCTTCATTTCTTTCAGCATACCATTCAGTCGCATAATGTCCTTGAACTTCTTTTACTGCAAGTGTTTCTCCGGTTGCGCTTTTTGGCTTTTCAGTAAATAAAATAAATGCAGGGTCATAAGCCGGAGTGTCGCCTCCTATGTCTTTTCCTGTATCTTTCATTTTTTCTAAAGTATTAGCCATTCTTGCTATTAGTTGTGCTTGTTGAACAGTAAATAGATTATCGGGATTATCTACAAATCCCTCTATAACATTCAAAAATTGAACTGCTCCTTCACCATCTCTTCCATCATTACGACTACCGCCTCTAATGTATGGGTCTTTCAAATGATTCTTTAGCATATTGTAAAGATTAGGTATATTCTTTACTTGAAGGTCGCCACCACTAATTTGCTGACAATTAGTTCGCCACTTGTTAAAATTTTCAATAAATGGAAAATCTTGAGTCTGCTTCACTTTGTTTCCTTTGTGATTTTGGAACTCCTTCTTTCTCTTAGTTTCTTTTACCATCTTCTTCTTCCTCCTTTTTCTTACCATATCTCGGTCTGCTTTCAAATCCGGCAGTTGTGGACATTACTGTTGTTGCCTGTTTCTCAAAGTCTTTAGCCCTTTCCCGACTAAAATCTGTTTCTTTAGCATCATAGGAAAGAATACTCCTAAACATTTCCATAAGAACATCTTTGAACTTTTTACCATACCTATCAATTAAAACTGATATGTCTTGAATATCAATTTCTCTAATATGTGGCTTTCCGGCCTTTCTTGCTAAAACCTCTAATCTTGTTAAAAGTTCCTTTGCCTCTTCTTTTTGCGCCTTGTTTTTAATTTCATCAGTCAAAGAATCAACAAATGACATTATTTCTCTTATTACCCTTGTAGAGTTCTTTTGGTAAGCCCCCATATCATCAAGACCCAAAAGCATCGCTCCCAATGGGTCTATTATTTTCTCTCTTGTTGCAGGGTGTTGTAAATATTGTTTTAATCTTAGATATGTGCTATCAGGGAATTGGCCTGTAAATGCTCCATATTCTGTTTGTTGTTCGGCCATTTCAAATTGTTCTTCTGCCATACCACCATGAATTGCTTCATGCATAATGGTTCTTTTTACCCATTCCATTAATTGTTTATCTGTTGGTTCTTTACCTAATCTTTCTTTTAGATAGGAATAGATATTAGCCGGATTAATTCTAATTTTCTTATGTAAAAAATCCAATACTGTTTTGTTTGGCTTTTCTAATATTTCCTCAAACTTATCCGGACTAATAGGTTCAAAGGAAAAATACCCAAAACCTCTTGCGTTGTTATCTAACTCAAAATCAATATCTTCAACTTTTATAATTTCAAACCAATCCAAGATTATTCCTCCTTCATTGGGCAAAATGGCTTTATTCCTGCTTTTGGTGATGGTAAGTTTAAATCGCACCTTTGGTATTTAGTCACCATTTTTTGACACCTGCGACAATATCCTGTCTGTTGGACTCTATGCTCAATATCCTTTTCAGTGTATTTAGCCACAACATCTTGCCAAGTCATATTAATCAATCCTTTGATGTAAATGCGCTTCGGCTTCCTCTTCTTCTTCCTCTAAGGTTTGAATGATAGCCTTTCATATCACAATGCTCACAACCCTTTCCTTTACATTTAGGGCATTCAACTTTATTTTTTTCAAACTGTTCTTTTGCTACAATATCTCTCCAACTCATTTAATCACTTCCTTAAAATTTGTTTTCTTGTCCTCTAAATTTATACGATGTGTAAGTGGCAGGTCTTACAGAAGGCGGTTCACCTGCTTTACTTCCCCTTGTGTCTTCTTGTTCTGCCATTCTTTCATCATATTCTTCCTTAAATCTACCAAGACCGTATGTTTTCATATAATGACGCACCATTATTCCAAATTTCTTTTGAGTCATTTTATGGTCGAAAGGCGGTTTTCCACTTTCTATATCTTCTAAAAATTGAACAATTTTTTCTTTGGGTTCTTCTCCACCCCTTAACAAATTATCTCTTTTTAGCGACTCCCATTTACTACCTATATTTCCTCTCATATTTTGTTGATATATTTGATAATCATTTTCATCTTTATTAGACCACTCTTCAAGAGTCATAGGTTTTCCATCTTCATCAAAAGTAAAGGTGTCTTTATCCTCTTTTAGAATACTACGCCAATTCATTTCTCATCACTTCTCAAGGGTTATGGTTTTATGTGAAAAGTCTAACATTATATCTCCCACATCATATTCGTCTTCTAAGTATATTTCTATATCATTATTCTTTAGACCTCTTGAAAGCAACTGATTTATCGCCATGAAAAAATCATCACTTTTTACCGTATAGGCTCTTTCTTGTGGATTTCTATGTATTTGTTGCTTCAATGGTTCATCAATATACTTTACTAAAAGGGCATGTAATTCCTCTAATAGTCTATGTTTTAATTGTTCTTGCACCTGTTCGCCTACTGCTTGTTCCGCACCCAAATTAAATGGGGCTTTTCTTAATGTTCTTTTCCAATTCATTTCTCATCACCTGTAATTAAGTCCTTTTTGGCTTTAGATTCTGCTTCATCTAACTCTTTTGACTTAGAATCAAACCATGAATCAAGGTAATTGCATCTTGTCATTAAACCACCCTTTTTAATTCGCACTAAGTTTAATCGTTTATACCTTTCTATTTCCCAAAAAAATGGCCGGAATTTTTTTTCAGCATAACCCTTTAATTTCTCAAAAAATATGGGGTAATTTATTTGGCACTAGCGTTCTCATTTTTTTCTATAGATTTATATAAACAGAATAAAATGATATAATTTAAATATAAACGGCTGGCTGTTTGAATTAAATGCTAATTGTTTCACGATTAAGATTAAATGTTTAATATATTATTGTTTATCAGTATTATCCTCAGTATCTCTTATTATGGTTAAAGTAGTGGCCAAACTGCTATAAAGTTTAAATTTAATGGTTCAAAATAGGTGGTTTAGAACGATTTCATTTAAACTTGTATAAATAAAAAATTTTGATACAAAGCCATATGGTTGTATAACAGGATATGCAAAATGCATAAAGGGCTATTATTCTGAAGATTGTAGATTGATTGTTTATAGCGGTTAATAGATGAATAAAAAAGGCATTACGCAACTGTTCAATGTTTAATTCTAAAGGCTATATCCTTCGCCATTAATGCCTCTATTCAATGTTTCGTGATTATGCACTATGAATAGTCTCGCTGATGTTCTCATAAGCCTCATAACAACCATATGGTAATGCTTTGCACTTACCGCAACTAAGCGGGGAGTTTTAACTCCAAAGGCTTGATAAAGATGCATTACCTTTAACTTTCTTATTTTTCATCTTCTTGACTCTCGCCTTAATTTGTGTTGGAGTTTTATATCCATTGAATCTAACTTGAGCATATGAATTTCTGCTAAAATTAGTTGGGTCTTGCCACAACTTTTTCAATTCTCTTCTACGCTCTTGTTTCAAACCAGCCATTAGTTTTTGTTTGTTTGAATTATTCGCAACTCTTTTTAGTCCGTGTTTTTGTGCTTTTCTCATTTTAATCACCTTGAATAGAAGAAACTCCGCCTACTACATACATATCCGAATAACCGCACTACATCTTGTTTCCTTGTCTAAGTCAGCATGCCTCATTAGATTTGTTGCCCGTTTTGTGTCTTACTACGCTGTGTTTCGGCTTTGTTTCCATTAGTGTTTATGGCCACTAATAAACCAATGGAATATAAAGGGTGGAGTTAGGATTTAATTGAATACCTAAATGAGCGTGGTGGTCGTAAAAGAATCAATCTTTGTGGATTTAACACACTCAACACCATATAGTCACCGATTGCTAATCTACGACCTTAATCACCGTAATTAACCAAGTCAGCGACTAAACCGCTTGATTAACCCTAAATGCGGGAAGCACCCCGATATGGCTACCTTAAAACTCTCTTACAAATTCTTATTCAGTCATCTCCGTGTCCGATTGCCACCGAACAGTAATTGGGCTTACGGGGCGTATAGGGTTTAGTTATGTGCAAAGCAATAACAACCATATGGTTCGGCAACTTTGTTCCGTCTCGACGAGCGAACCCTATTAATGGTTATAATCGCTATATACCATGAGAGCAGTATTAACGCAAGATTTGTTTAATGATAAAGCCGATAAGTTGGTAATTACGACCTGTGCAGATGGTTTATTCTGTATTCCGAAGATTACGGAGTTTATTCATGAGTATGGATTGCATGCTAAACTTAACAGCGATTTTAGAGGAATGAAAATTACAATCGCAGGTGGCGAAAGGCTGACTAATGCTCTCCCAGCAATTCGCAAATTTATCAGTAATCAAGACTATAAACGCTGATAAACACCGCTTGAACCGCTTTTGCGGTTCTCGCTTATCACAAAGTTATACTCAACCATATGGTAGGACTTTGGATATACCCCGAAGGGGGCTTTAAAAGCCACATTTCTCATTGACTAAACGCCAATATTCGTCATGTTCCTCATTTGTTAGGTGTGAAATGACATATTGCCATTCAGCCTCATTTAAGTATAGTTCAATCGCTTTATCTTCTAATTCTCTTATTCTCTTATGTTTATTCATATTATCACCTTCACACTAAAACCCAATCGCCTGTCCACGCTTCACCGTTCAAATACCATTGAAAATTCTTTTGATGAATTGAAACATTTGGCAAGCCGTTTAAGCGTTCTTTTGTTGTGTTGCTTTGCCACCCACCGTCATTAATCCATAGTCCACCATCAGCGACATATTCAGCCAACATATTGCCGTGTAGGTATAATGCAACCGAATTATCAAATACCTTTACTTGAGTATTTCCTCGCTTGAATGTTTGTCTATTTCTTAAAGCCCTTATTGCGTCGCTTGTTATCTTTCGCATGACCTAATAGAAATAATCCATAGATAAGGTTATGCAACAAAGCCGTCATAACCATATGGTTGTGCTTTGCCAATGAAATGAAACCCCAACTTTGGGGGCTTCAGGGGCTAAAAGAGCATCATTCCTCTTCTTCGCCTCCTTCTTTGGTTTTAACCGGAGGTGGGGTTAATGCTGGGATTTCACCGTTCATAGTGCCATCCCAACGACCTTCCTTATGGCCTTTTACAAGGTTATCATAAGCAGTTTTCGCCATTTTCTCCGCATATTCTTGTATTGAAGTATATGCTCCACCTGTTCTACCGTGTGGCAGTATTACGGTCATTAGTAATTCATCATTAGTAATACCCGCAAAGGCAGTATAAACCGCATTCTTCACAGAAACCGCATGTGCTTCCATTTCTTCCGGTAATGCTGATTCTCGGCCTCTTCTCGCTTTTGGGAAGTCTTCAAATAAACTCCCAATACTTCTTATTGCCGTCCAATATGTTGAACGCAAATCATCATTTCCACATGCATTACCTAATGTCATAGATAACGCAATCGCTTGTCCAGCATCGCCTCTATCTTCACGATTCAGCCATACCTCTACTTCTCCTATATTCTTATTCCAATTTTCTATTTTCATGTTTTTTCACCTCAAATAAAGTAAATCCGCACTTTTAGCCCCTGTGCCGAATATAGGGCTTGATGGGCGGATAAGGTTGTAATTAAACAAGGGCAAAGCCATTACAACCATATGGTCGTGCTTTGTCTTTTCGGCCCGAAGGCACTCAAATTGGCATATTGTCTCTCCAACATTCCAATTCTTCCATCAACCAAGCATGGTTTCCTACTTTTTCATGCATATCTGCCATAAGTTTCTTCATCTTGGTCGGAGTATTATTCCATGTTTCTTCGTCAATTCCATAATCTTCTTTGAGAGCAACCTCAAACTTCTGTATTTTTTCTGCTTCCATGAATACTTCCATATCAGCAAAAAACTGCATATGTCCTTCTGTTCCTTCATAATCTTCTATCTTCGGTCTTCTCAACTCACTCATGGTAATAGGTAAATAGCCCTATTTATCTTGGCTATTCACAAAGTTACTACCATATGGTAATGCTTTGTATTTATCCCCGAAGGGCTTAATTCCCCACAAAGGTATGACCTTTGTAAGTTTCTGATTCTCTATCCCAATGAAAAACCTGAAACAGAACATCACATTTTGTTGATTCATGTAATTTGAAAGCCTCCGATAAAACAATTGTCAGGGCTTGACTTAATCCGGTGACATAAAGATTAATGCAATTTCCATGATTCCACATCAAGTCCAATTTTTCAGATGCGATTTTTCTTAGTGCTTTAAAGTCATTAGGATTTTCAATAGGTTCTGTAAAAATGTAATCTCCAACTCCTGTAATATCGTGCCTTCCTGCACACAGACCAACATTAACTAAAACTCCTTCCCATTCTCCATCTCCTATACTCTTTGTAAACATGGTTAAAGAAATATATCCCCTTAAAATAGGCTAATTACAAAGACATTACCATATGGTCTTACTTTGCTAAGACCCTCACGATTTTTTAAAATCGGTCATAGGGGAACTTATTCACCAATAATAAGTTCTTTCGCCATCATCAGCAAAATTATGATAGCCGGACTCCATCGCCCTCATTCGCATTTCTGCTTTGTGTTCTTTGATGTGGCCGGTAATATCTTTTTGAGTATATTCAAAGGGTTTAGCAGTTTTAGCCCAATTATCCCAAATAGGTTTCAGCACTTCAAAATTATCTTCTTCTACTTGTTCTTCCGTCACATCAGCACTACAAACAAAATTATCCCATATGTAGTCCTCGCTGAAAAAATAGCGTAAGCCTGTATCTTCTTTACACCAATTATTATTATTATCTACTTGCATTTCAAACCATTTCCAAAAACTTCTTTTCATTTTTATCACTCCTTAGTGCTACAAAGGCTTTATAAACGGCTATGGTAGTAATTACAAAGTTAATCTCCTACCATATGGGTTTGCTTTGCATTAACCCCCACATGGGGGGGCTACAGGGCTGAATCTGTAGTCTCACTCTTCTTCCGAAACCTCCATATCAGCCTTAGTAGGTCTTGGGGTTATTTGTGGAATACCGGCCTTATTAACCGCTACACCGTCAAATCTTCCGTCCTTGATTGATTGCATCATATAGTTATGAGCAGATTTCTTGTAGTAAGCAACCAATTCGTCGTAGTTATCATAAACTCCGCCCGTTCTTCCATGTGGAACGATGACAGAAAGTAATAGTTCATGGTAGTCAGTAGGGATTTCCGCAAAAGCATCTATAACTTTTTGCTCCACAGTCGCCAAAACAATTTCCTGTTCTTCTGTCAATGTTGATTCTCGGCCACGACGGGCTGACGGAAAACCATCCATTGTTGAACCTATTGAACGAATTGCTGTCCAATAGGTGCTTCTTAATTCATCAGTATTTGCAGAATCTCCAAGAGTTAGAGATAGCATTACTGCTTGTAGGTTATCACTTGGGGGTTGATTTTCCGCCCAAACTCGCACTTTATTTGTATTTAATTTCCAATTTGCTTGTTTCATATTTTTCACCTTTTCGTTTGTTGGTAAAGCCACAGTTTCAGCCCTTGTAGCGATATATGGCGTAAAGGGGCGTATATGGTTGCCTTCATGCAAAGCAGAATGAACCATATGGTTGTATTATATCGTAAAGCGCAGGTTTGGCTAAATAATCACTATATATTCAAACAACAACAGGTTCAATTAATTGGGTCAGAATAAACTGCCAGCAGAAGAGGGTCTTTTTCAATTGGCCTTATATTAATTCATATTCTTATTCATATACCTATATTATAGTAATCTAATCAATGTGTCTCATCGAAGCCAACAATGAGACGAGACAGATGAGGGGGGAATCTTGGTAGTTATAGTGTATAACTATAAAGAATATTAATACTTCTCATAATCTCATATATCTCATATCTATCTATCTATCTCTCTCTCTCTCTTGGGAGAGTATAAGAGGCATATTTAGAGAGAAATATATATGGGATTTTCATGAGACGAGATGAGACGAATTATTTTTCCCACTTCTCCGTAGATTCTTAGGGGTTATGGGTCATAACTCATTATTCTCATGATGAGACGAATGCGAGAAACATTGGAAAGTGTGAGACGCAAAAGTTGTTTCATTGGCGAATCATTATAGTTAAATAATTTTAATTCATGTTATTAGATTTAATTTAGAACATTTAATTTAATTTAGAAAAATGTGAAATAACCCCTACTTCTTTTAGGCCCGCCTCCAATTCTAATGAAAAACTTGTAAAAACCTTCATTGGCCATCAATGCTGAACTCCTTTATATATGGTAATCAATTGTCTAAAATAGCCCACAAGGGCAAGGAGTAAGATAATATGGATAACACACAATGGGATAGCCTCGTAATAGAGGTTAGAGAATACCTTGAAGCAGACACAGGTTTAGATGCAGGACTTAAACAAGTCGTTGAACTAAACCTTCAAATCGGAACAAACAACCCAAACGAAAGAGTAGCGGCTAAAGGCGCACTAAAGGCTCTTTTGAAGGGAAGAGACGGAACACCTTTCAAGAGAGGTCAAAAGTCAGCAGTTCCAGCAAGCGTTAGAGTATCAATTGACAAAATATGCGGAGTAGTAGAAGAAGCGGCTATGAATTATTATAACCACGACGCTATTATTGGCGCAATCACCATGAAACACATTAAGAGTGGTGGCGGTCATTATGATGATGCAAGCGATTATGCTTCGGCAGTTGTTAAGAGAACCCGTAATAACCTAAGTAAAATGTATAAAGATGGCACTTGGGATGGAACGGTTGATTCTTTATTGGGAACGGCTGAATAAGCAAAGTCTAACTTTGTATAGATGCACATTTTTAATGCGTTAAAGATATATAGGCTGACCTTGCGTTAGCGGAATGAAACATTGGGAGGTTCGCCTCCCTTTGTTTTCAATTTAAGTGATGTGATAAAATGAGACTTGTTGAAGAAGTATATGTAAAAGCCGAGAAGGATTTGATATGCCAAAGTTGCGGGTGTGATATACCCGAAGGTTCTAATCACCTATTGGAATCTTATGTTCATAAGGGAAAAATATCAACAAGTCATTATTGCTTGAAGAAGAAATGTAATCCCCCAAACAATGTCCGACTAAGACTATTTTGGGGCAGTATTATTGTTGGCCTTGCATCATGGGTCATTTACCTTTCTTTCTTCAATTGAGAATTTTTAGGGGTTAGTCAAAACTCAAAGGGGGGTGAGCCGACCCCTTATACGCCCCGACATGCACAGGTTGATTCAAACAGTTGTAAAGCGGATTCATTTCACTTTCACAACTTAATTATGTCGTGAATTAATTTAGTTCATGGTATTGAGAATCATTCTTGAGAGAGGGTTGAGTCAAGGGGGCTACTAATGTAAATGCGAATTAATTTTCGCTGACTCCCCTCTCTCTTCATATTCACGAAAGTTTTCAGGATAAAAATGAAAACTTTCTGGACTCTTTTCACCTTTTCATTAAGGTGCATTAGTCGTATTTCTTTTCATTATAAAGAAATAAAATCATATTCCCTTTAAGGGAGGTAAAATAAATGGAACATACAAAACAGCAAAAAGCAATATTTGATTGCATAGAAAATACAGACCACCACATTATAATTAATGCAGGTGCAGGAACAGGTAAAACTACTACTATTGTAGAAGCCGCTAATAAAATTGGTAATGATAAGGCCGCTTTTTTAGCATTCAATAAATCAATAGCAACAGAACTTGCAGAAAGACTACCCGAAGGCGTAGAAGCAAAAACATTTCATGCGTTTGGGTTTGCAGCGATTAGAAATGCAGGTATTAAAACAAGAGTCAATAACTTCAAACTTAACAATATCATTAAGGATTTCTTAGGTAAAGATTTCAATATTGCTCCGGTCAAGAAGTTGGTATCTTTAATCAAAGGTTCTCTAATTGACCCTTCTAATAAAAGGGAAGTCAATAGACTAATTGACGAATATAATATTCAATTCTATTCCGAGCGTGAAGAAGAAATAGCAATTGCTCATCTAACTACACTACTCAAGGCTTGTGCAAATAAGACAAGCGAAGTTGATTTTGATGATATGATTTGGCTACCTTTAGTAAATAACTATCCTTTTCCTAAGTATGATATATTATTTGTAGATGAAGCGCAGGATTTTAACGAAAGCCAAAGAGAAATGATTAGTAAATGCGTGAATGGTGGCCGATGTATTATTGTTGGTGACAAAAATCAAGCGATTTATGGATTTAGGGGAGCAGATTCTAATAGTATTGGGCTATTTAGAGAGAGACTTCTAAAAGGTTCAAGAGAAATAAGCGAATTTCCTCTAAGCATTTCTTGGAGATGCCCTTTATCAGTTGTTAAGGAAGCCAATAGATATGTAAAAGATTTTCAAGCGGCTGAAAATGCAATTGAAGGTAATGTTATGGTTGGTGCTGAATTTACTCCTAATGAGAAAGATATGGTTTTATGTAGATATAATGCACCATTAGTCGGTGCTTTCTATGATTTAATTAGTCAAGGTAAATCAGCATATATTCTTGGTCGTGATATGACTAAAGGATTAGTTAATGCAGTTCAAAAGATTTCTAAGAATAATCATATGGGAACAGAAGAGTTTTGGCAATTATATATGCAAGACTTTAATTACAACTATAACAAATTATTGAATGATAATAAAAAGAATCAAGCGATGGCTCTTGAAGATAAAAGAGACTGTATCAGTATCTTTGTAAATAAAGCATCAACTGTTGGTGGAATTATTGAAGAAATCAAGAGAGTATTTGACGGTAATGATAACGGAGAAATTATGCTTTCAACAGTTCACAAGGCTAAAGGTCTTGAGGCTGATAATGTGTATATCTTAGCAACTGATAGAATGCCACACCCGTTAGGTGGATTAGAAGAAAACAACATTTGCTATGTAGCAATTACAAGAGCAAAGAAAAACCTCTTTTTAGTAGGACAAAGAACCGGAATTGTTGGGGAGTAAATTGACAGACAGATTAACTGTTGAGTTTTATTATATGTTGCCTTTAATTAACGCAACATTGTTTGGACTCTTCAGTTTGTTTGTCATATCTTTAATAAAAATATATAATTGGTGGAATAAAAATGACAGAATGTGAATATTTTAACGCATATTGTGAACTAATCAAAAAAGGCGAAGAAGATTGGAAAACACTATCCACATCTACCCAAGTATGGTTTGAGAAGAGTTTTTTGATGGATATGAAAGAAGAACATGGCTGGCCTTATAATAATAAATATTATTGGTTGGGTATGATATTAGGTATAAACGGAAACTGCAATTGTAAGGAGGAATAAAAATGGAAAATATAGTAGCAAAAAGACGACTTGGTGAAGGTCGTTGGGATAGAGCATTAAAAAGAAAAATGACTGAATTATCAGTAGCAGATAATTATGATGAGGCTAAACATGAATGGTTAGCCACAGGTAATGTTTGGTGGAGTGGTAATGATGTTATGCCGGATTGGGTTAGAAATTCTCAAATGGGCGTTGGAAAATGTCTATGTGGGCATATAGTAGTTTATCACTTTGAAATAAGAAACACAGAAAATGGAACTGTTGAATGTGTTGGTAGCGACCACATTAACTCATATCTAATTATGCGAGCAATTGCAGAAGATGAAGGAGTTAATATTGATACTATTACTGATGAACAAATCCAAGAATGGATTAGTGTTAGAACCAAGTCTATGAAAGCGGAAGCGTGGTGGAAATCAAATGGTGAGGCTTTCACTATGATGTTTGATTCAATAAAAGAATTAGATTTGCACTTTAACATTCACAAAAGAGATTGGTATTATGACCGTGATACACAACAAAACCATAGAAGAAGAGTTTTGAGAAAAAGAGGCGAAGGAAGTTATGGTTCACCTAACTACAAAATGGCTTCTCTTGTATGGCGTTGGAATCACCCCGATAATCCTAAAGCACAAATCAATACAACAGGTTTTCCTAATGATAATCTAATGAAAGACTTGGCTTTGTTTTACATAAAGCGTGAGCAGTATCAAAATCAATTGGATAAATATAATCAAACAAGAGCAAATAGAATAGAGGCTCTTAGAATTGCTTTAGAAGAAAGACGACGACAACAAGAAGAAAGACAAAGACGCTATCGAGAACAAGAAGCAGAAAGACAAAGAATTTACAATCTACCGGAAAATGTAGAAGCAAGAAGAATAGAAGCAGAAGAAGCAGAAGAACAACGCAGACTTTGGAGAGAACAACAAGAAGCAGATAGAATCGCAAGAGAAATAGCACAAAGACAAAAACAAGAAGAAATCTTAACTAAAGATTTTGGCGGAGACCATTTCTTACAAGTATGCGACTATTATGGTGTTCCTGAATTTGATGAATCATTTGCTGGGAATGAATGGGAGCGTTCTTTCCTTGCGGATATTAAAGAACAAATGATGGGTAGTAGAGAATTATCTCAACGCCAACTGCACACTTTAAAAAGAATATTTGATGTGGATTTAGCAACGCCTAAACAACTTGGATTCTTAGAAAACTTAGGTTATAATGGAACAGTTTCCGCTTTAACCAAAAGAGAAGCGAGCAACATTATTTCTCAACTTTTGGAGGAAAGAAATTAGATTCAATGGTAGGTTAAAGCCTCATTTGAAACCGCAGGTTTAAAGGTAAAAATATACAAATCTCAATCTGTCAAATTATGGAATGACGACTCCAACCGTAAGGTCGTAGTCATTTTCATAGGCATAAGTATATTTTCCTGCATAGAGGGTTTGCATGGTAATACGGATAAAGTTGCTTGTCTTGGCAAGAATTAATTCTTAGTGAACTTTGTATGTGTTCACTAATTGTTCATATGAATAGTGTTCTAATCAACACGAAGTCCGTTCCCTCGCCTTTAAGGTGATTTACATGATAGATTGGATAAAGAAATTCTTTGTCAGTAAAAACAAAGAAAAGACACCAAAATGTGATATATGCGCTTTAGGTGCTAAATATCATATGTTAATTGAATTTCAAACAATAGAATTAACAGAAATAGAAAATAAAATATTAATTAAAATATGTGATGGTTGTTATGAAGAAGTATATGAAAAATACAACCCCGAAAGAAAACCACCGCCAATACGAAGCGGGATTTTTGAAAACAAATTAAAAGGAGAATGAAAGAATGAAAATAACAAAGAAATATGGAAATACAATTTATGGTGATAACACCATATCTGAAACAGTGACTTATCATTTTGATAAGATGAAAGACCTGCACGAATTTTGGCAAGATAATTTAGATGCAGGAAATGTAGGAAATTGGACAGCGCATTTGGATAGAATGACTATTGAACATAGTCAATTTGTTGATGCAGAACAATATCTAAATGACTTTACAGAATTTTGTGAAGGTGAAGAAGAATGATTAAAGGATTATTAAAAGGAATTGCTTTTACGGCAGGATATATTATTGTTGGAGGCGTTGGTATAGCAATATTGGCTGAACTTGCGACAAATGAAGGAGGGGAAGAAATATGAAAGAAATATACAGATGCATAAATTGTAATGTAAGAATAAGTAAAGACAGACATTATTGCTACGGTTGTTTTACCGAAGCGGAAAAGAAAGCGGGTGAAACTAATGAGTAATTATCCCGATAATATGTGTTGGGCGGCATTAGACGACCACTTAGACCCTAAATTAGAATGCGGTTGTTATGCAAGTATGGACTGTGAATGTTATTTAGAATGCGGTTGTTTTGTTGATGGCGATTGTGAGTGTGAAGAAGAATGAGATTTAAATTAGGACAACCATTAACGGAAAAAGAATGGCAAAACCTTAGTAGAGAAGATGATAAATGGCTACAAGATAACAACTTGTGTTATTGTAATGGCTTTAATAAAATAATGAGTGAAGATGACTTTGATAGCGACGGTGATTGGGAATACTCAAAACAATGGCTAACTGATATGGAAGCCTTGAACACTTTTGATTTGTTGTGGTATGCTTGGATGAACTCCGGCTCGGCATCAATTGATGAAGTATTAGACGAAGCGCATAGAGATGTTTGTCGCATGTCAAGAAAGGAATGGAATGAATGGGTTGATGAGATGGATAAGAGAAAGATAGACTTCTCATTAACTAAACAGGAAGTGATTGAATGAACAAAGATTGTAATATTTGTGAAGGTAAAGGTCATTATGAAGTTGCTAATTATAGATTAGAACAGATGGAATGGGTTGAATGTATAGAATGTCTATTAACAGAACAATACAAAGACCACATGACGGAACAGTTAGCAGATTTATTAACAAAGTCAAGTAAGCAACAGTTAGCGTTATTAGTTGCTACATTTACAGTAAGTCAAATGGATAAAAATGACAATGATGATATAGCGAGACTTGAAGGAATGATTCAAACTAAGAATTTCGTCAATGCTATTCATGTAGCAAAAGCATACGCAGGTGAATAATATGATTTATATGTTTAGAGAATTAGCAGAAATAACAGTGCTAAATAACATCATTAAATGGCACAAAGACCAAACGCATAATGTTGAAGCGAGCGTTGCATCTGTTTTATTACAAGCAGGGCTTAAGGACATAGGCGATAATACAATCAAGATGAATGCAGTTTCATTACAACGGCAATTTAAGAAATTAGGTGTGCAGTTGTTTGAAACCAATGCAGTAATAAAACAAGATAATTATATTCTTACGGAAGAAGCATGGGATTTTATTGTGGCTAATTTGCACGATACAATCTATGATGAAAACGGAGAAAAAGCGGGTGAGTATTTCCTTCACCCAAATAAACTAACAGGAGATATGATAATATGAATACAAATGTAGAATTTAGAATAGTAGATAGCCCCGATTTACCACCTTTGGTAATATCGCAGAATGAAGATGATAACCCAAAGGTAGTAATTAACACTCATCATAGACTATGGATTAGTCTTAATCGTAGAGTAATTGCAGGAATTATGGAAGCATTACAAGAAAAGATGGATATGATTCTAACAAGTTATTTAGAAGAAAACTATGCTTTTGAAAAACAAGACAGGGAGTTTGTTTGAAATGACAGTTCAAAAAGAATGTCAAATGTGCAAAACACTTTTTGTTGCGAGAAGTGCTAAATCAGCAAGATGGCAAAAACACTGTCTTGATTGTTATTTAAAGGTTAAAAATAATAAAACTTTTCAACTTAAAAGGTATGAAGAGTTTGAAGAAACTAAACTTAAAGTGATTAAAATTGATATTGCTAAACTTCAACAAGAAGTTGATTCAATACCAAGTATAATCAAAGGAGAGTTAAATAACTCATTAAATACATTAATAGATGCAGACTTTCTTAAAACAGTAAAGGAAGAAATGCATACTCAACTTTTTTCTTTATGGTTAGAAAAACAAGAAGAAGATAAACAATTCAAAGAGAAGATGCAAAGGCAACTTCTTACACTCAACAACAAGATTTTGGAGTTGATGAAAAAATAAAGTCAAGGCTTAAAGGAGGCCGACAAAACTTATTTGTGAACTCCTTTAAATAGTTAAGAGGAATAGCAAGAACGGAGAGGATTAATTATGTCAATTAAATTAAGAATTATGAATGAAACAGGCCACACAGAACTGATGATGGCCTCAAGCGAGATTATAGAACAGATAGATACACACCCTACACATTGGGCTATCATTGATGGTGATATTGTATCAAGAGAAGATATTAGAGGTATCAATTGGGAAGAAGTATCTTCCGTTGATTTGATTCCGGCAATTGTCGGAGGACAGGAATAAGCGGAAGTTTGCTAACTCCCTCTAACTACTCTTTGGGGTAGCACATAGTTTAGTTCCATTTACTATGTGCTATCCCTTTTTTTAATAAACAAAAAATGGACTTTATTCCTTATTTAAACATAAGGGATATATTTATGCCGGCAACTTAAGTCGGAGAAATGCAGGTGAAAAATATGGAACAAGCCCCCAATAAGAAAATTTTATCAGATATAACAGTGCATATGAAATATGCAAAATTTAAGCCCGAACTTCTAAGAAGAGAAACTTGGGAAGAGATTTGTGAAAGAAATATGAATATGCATATTAAGAAATATCCAATGTTAGAACAAGACATTAGAGATGTTTATGCACATTTTGTAATACCTAAGTTAGTATTACCATCAATGCGCTCAATGCAATTTGCAGGAAAGCCAATTGATATATCACCAAATAGAGTATATAATTGTGCATATATGCCAATAGATTCACACTTAGCCTTTAGCGAGGCTATGTTTTTATTACTTGGTGGAACAGGAGTTGGATATTCTGTTCAAAGACACCATGTAGAACAATTACCCGAATTGATAATGCCAAATCCGGATAGACAAAGAAGATATTTAATTGCCGATTCAATTGAAGGTTGGGCTGATGCAGTTAAAATTCTTTTAGAGTGTTATATGGGAATTAGGAAATCAACTCCTATTTTTGATTATTCCGATATAAGAGAGAAAGGAGCATTATTAATTACTTCTGGTGGTAAAGCACCCGGTTCTCAACCATTAAGAGAATGTTTAGTTAAAATAGAAGGAATCTTACAAAGATGCGGTAATTATCAACTTAATCCTATATATTGCCATGATATTATGTGTCATATTGCTGATGCAGTATTAAGTGGTGGAATTAGGAGAGCCGCTATGATTAGTTTGTTTTCTGCTGATGATATGGGAATGATTGCCGCTAAATCCGGTAAATGGTGGGAAAATAACCCACAAAGGGGCAGGGCAAACAATTCAGCAGTTTTACTTAGACATAGAATAACTAAAGATTATTTCTTAAATCTATGGAATAGAATTAAAGCGTCAGGAAGCGGAGAACCCGGAATTTATTTCAATAATGACAAAGATTGGGGAACAAACCCTTGTTGTGAGATTGCTTTACGACCATATCAATTTTGTAATTTAACAGAAGTTAATGCTTCTAATGTAAAAGACCAAGCGGATTTAGAAGCAAGAGTTAGTGCAGGAGCATTCTTAGGAACATTACAAGCAGGATATACTGATTTTCATTATTTAAGAGAAATATGGAGAAAGAATACAGAAAAAGATGCACTATTAGGAGTATCTATGACAGGTATTGCCGCTAATAAAGTAGCGGAATTAGATTTACACATGGCCGCAATTGAGGTAGTTAATGAAAATAAGAGAGTAGCAGAAATAATAGGAATAAAACCTGCCGCAAGAACAACTTGCATAAAACCTGCTGGAACAACTTCTCTTGTTTTAGGAACAAGTAGTGGTATTCATGCTTACCACGATGAGTATTATATTAGGAGACTAAGAGTTGGTAAGAATGAAGCAATTTATGGCTATCTTTCCAAAGAACACCCATCGTTAATTGAAGATGAGTATTTTAAGCCACACGAACAAGCGGTTATTTCAGTTCCTCAACAAGCACCATTAAATGCTATTACTCGTAATGAATCAGTATTTGATTTATTAGAAAGAATTAAGGAATTTAGCATTAGTTGGGTTAGAGCAGGACACAAAGATGGGCTAAATACCCATAATGTTTCAGCAACAGTTTCTATTAAAGAAGATGAATGGGAGTCTGTTGGAGATTGGTTTTGGCTTAACCGGCATTATTATAATGGTCTTTCAGTCCTTCCTTTTGATGGGGGAACATATACTCAAGCACCGTTTGAAACTTGCGATAAAGACAAGTTTGAAGAATTAAGCGGGGCATTGACAAATGTTGATTTAACGAAAGTTATTGAAACTCAAGACAATACTGACTTGTCGGGTGAATTAGCCTGTGCAGGTGGGTCTTGCGAAATATAAGGTGAAAACTATGAAGAAACTCTTTGCTACATACAAGGAGTATCTTTCAGCAGTAATAATAATGATTAGGGATTATTCGCCAGTGAATATCCATAGAGTAAAAATGGCAATAAATGTCTGTGAGTCTTTGATAGATGATAGAGACAAAATGTATAGAATGAATGATACTCTTATGCTTTGTTTTTGGGATATTAGAGAAGCAATTGAAATGGGCTTCCCTCAATATCTAAAGCAGGAATTAAAACTCTCTAAAGAAATAGTTGAGTATCACAAATATAATTGTGAAGGTGAACCGGATTGTAAGGTTTGCCAAGTTCAAATAAAAATTAAAGAACAATTGAGGAATAACAATGAAAGAAAAAGACCCGAACTATACCTTGTCTAATAGGACAAAGAAAAGAATAGCCACACGATGCCGTGTGTGCGGAGGGCAGTTATTAAACGCCCAAGAAATTAAAAATGAAATTCACGCAGAATGCGATAAAGATAATAACAATATATATTTGATGTGATAATATGAGTAGAGAATGTAATTTAAATATAGCAAGACCTGACGATTCAAGGATAACAGATACGACAACAATAAGATGTGAAACACATGATTTTGGAAATCAAAGGTCTGTTGGTATTCAAAGAGGAAAGAAAGACCCTGTTCATGCAGGATTAGAAGATTTTTGGAGAGGTATTATTTCCCCAAGAAATAGATATAGTAGTGGATTTGGTTACAAATTTAATCATGTTGTTATGGTTAAAACCTGCCCTGTTGTATTAAGCCGAGAAGGTATTAGGTATCAACTAAATGGTAAATCATATAGCCTTGCTACCATATGTTCAGCATTAGCAAGACTAACCTACAAATCTTGTTTTGAAGATAATCCGGAAGTATTGTTGAGTAGTTTGTATTCAACATTATCACTACCGGAAAATGTTAGATATTGTTTAGAGAATCGTGCGCCATATCATTTTATTCATGACTTTGAAAAAATAGAAGTTAGACTAAATGTTGTGCAAATAGATGATAATATGCTCGCTATGGAAATAAGCGACGGTATTTGGGGAGAAATAACCCCAAGACAATTAGATACTTTTTGTAATTTTTATCATCTTGGTAAATCAAGAGGTTCATGGAAAAAACTTGGCCCAAAATATTTATTCAAGAAACTATTGGGTAGAGAACCAACAACTGCTGAAAAGAAAGTTATGAGAGCATTTCTAATGCAGAACAGAACTCAAGATATGGTTGAAGAAAGAGCATTACAATTAGTAAAGGATTTATGCAATCAACATGATGGTCGCATTCATGCAGTTTATGATGAAGAAGGAATATTAACTACAATGTATGTTAGAGGTAGAGGCTACGATTGGAAACTAACTAATAACAGATATAAGACAGGAATACAAATGGTATCAACTTATATTTGGCAACCAAAGAAAGATGTTGTTGCTGAATTTGAAGAAAGCAATTGGATGCTTGGGAACATTAGTGTAGTTGAGGGAACAAAGTATTTCAATATCAATGAGAGTAATGAAGAAGATTTCAAGTTTTGGAGTGGGCCGATTTGTATAGACAATGTGGCGAATAATTCACCATTAGGCGACCAATTCGCAGGTAGAGCATTAGCACTTCTAAATGATTTAATAACAGTAAAAATGGTATCAACTATCAAGGGATATATGATACACGATGCGAATAAATATAGGATTGAGGGGAATGAAATTAATTTGCGAAGAATGCAGAAGCCAAAACAATGAGTTTAATGAACGGCTTGGCGAAACAGTTTGTAAAGACTGTGGACTTGTTTTGATAACAGAAATGTTTGAAGAGACAGTTCATATTCTTGATTCAACAGGTGAGTTAGTTCATTCACCGGACAGAAATAAATTAGGTTCTGTAATAACGGGTAAAGGTTCTTTCAAGTATAATAAGTATGGAATGAATAGTGTTTTACCTAAGCATATCCAAAATGGAATTAGATTCTGTAATATGGTATTAGCAAATGTAGCACCTAATAGTTCTCTCCAAGCGAGAGTTGAAAAACTATACATTGATTGTCTAAATAGAAGCCTATTTGGAAGAAGCCAATACGAAGCAAGAGCAACCGCAGTTGTTTATTATGCACTAAAGGAGAACGGAACTCCGCACACTATCAAAGATGTATGCGCTGAATTTAGCCCTAATGTCAAATCAGTTAAAAGATTAGTAAGGAAGATTAATCAGTTTCATAGAAATAGTATTAATTACAAACCGATTAATCCGCAGTATGCTTTGATACAGACATTAATAAAAATAACAGATGACATAACTTTTAGAAGTCAATGTATTCATGTGTTAGAGTATTTTGAAACAGTAGTCTTAAACTCTACCTTCAATAAAGGTAGGTCATACTACGCCTCTATTATTTGGATAACGGCTAATGTATATGTTAAGGATAATATTACTAAAGAGAGAATATGTGAGAAAACAGGATTCTCAAGATGGATTGTTTGGAAACAAACAAAAGCAATACTGAATTTAATCGGTGTTGAATTAGTTGAAGAACTAAAAGGAAAAGAATTATGAGAGGAATAACAATGTGGAAAGGAACAGAAGAAGAATTTAAAAAACTAAAAGAGAGCAGACATAAAATAGAAATGGCTTTCTTAGAGAATAAAGATAGAATAGTAAAGGAAATAAATCAAATGTATCAAAATGATTTAGAACATGATATGACTATTCTAAAGAAAGATGATTGGCTAACTAATTTCTTTATGGAATTATATATGGCACTCAATATAGTTAGATTAGAAGAAGAAAGCAAGGAGTGAATAAAAATGAAAAGAAAAATATTAGTAATTGGAGCAGGTGGTATTGGGAGTTTCTTGATACCGCTTTTAGATAAAGTAGAACTGTATAACATATCAGTGGCAGACCCCGATACGGTAGAAACAAAGAATCTACCATATCAAAACTTTACAGAAGAAGATGTTAATTTATACAAAGTAAGTAGTATGAATGCTCGGCATAACAGTGTTAGTAAGGCGAGTCAATTTCCTATTCTAACAGAAAAACAAATGCAAGGATATGACTTGGTTATTTGTTGTGTAGATAACTTAGGCGTGAGAAAGACTTTATACAACACAAGTATTAAATGGCTTGATTTACGAGCGCAAGGCAGGAATGCCGCTTTAGTAAGTTATAAGGCCGACCCGAAAATGTATGATATGCTTTTAGCGGGTGAAGAACGGTCTTTTTCTTGTCAAGGTGATTCTTGGAATGGTTCAAATGAGGGAGTTCACTTTATGCAAGTTGCTATTGCAGGAATGGGCGCACAATGGACTCAAAGATGGTTTCAAAATAATGATGAAGTTAGAGATTATATGGTGGTGAATCTATGAGTTGGATTGATAAATGGTCTAATCAAGAAATAGCATATGTTGTTTCAGCATCAGCAAGGCATGTATCTTGGGATAGAATGGCAAGAAACTTTAACAGAAAGTTTGACACAACTGTTTCGGGCAACACTCTTAAAAAATTATATAGAATGCTGACTGAAAATAATGTAGATTATCCCCAAGAAGAAATTGATTTTATACATAAGTGCCATCATAATCTTATGACTGAAAAACAAACTATAATGGCTTACGGAGAAGTATTTGGTAAGCCTCTCAACATTAAAAGATGGGAAAATCTTTTGAAACAAACCCCATCGAAAGAAATTCAAGAGGCAATTAAACCTCAAAAAGAAAATAAAAATAAGGAAGTGAAAAATATGAAAAGAAGTAAATATACGAAAGAAGAAATTAAGCAAATAAGGGCTTGTAAAAGTGCAAAAGAAGCAAGAGTTCTTGCTAAATCATTTGGCAGAAACCCACCGGCAGTTGAACGCCAATGGTATATTGTTAGAAAGAAGCCTAAAAGCAGTTCTAAGAAAGAAAAACAAATGCAGACTATTAATGCCAAATTGCTTAAAGCCGGATTATCCGATAATAATGGCTATTCAAAGAAGCAAAGAGAATTACTTGGCCTTGATTATTGGCCTCCAAGAAGATTTGATATGGAATCTAAAATTGGTGATAAGATAACAAAGGAAGATGCAGAAAAGTTTGTAGCACTAAAGAATGCTCATATTAAAAATATGGGAACAAGAAAAAGAAGAACTGAATCTAAGTATTTAGATGTAGAAACAGTAAATCGTTCTATTGTTGTAAAGCCTAAGAAATCTAAAAAGGTTCTTTGGACAGAAGAACAAGATTTTGATATTCTTTGTAATTTTTATGAATTATCAATAGATGAAGCAAGAGAGAAATTCAATAAATCTTATGCTGAAATAGCAGGTAGATTAGAATACATCGTTGATAGCACAGAACCTCAACACCATTCAATGCTTATAGAAGCCTCTAAGGTCATTAACAAGCGTAAGGCTAAGTCGGCCAAGCCGTCAAAACCAAGCCGTAGAGAGCGAAGGATAGCAAGAAAACAGGCAAAATTACAGAAGAGAATTGATAAGATTAAGAAACAACTAAGGAGAGATTAAAATGGGTAAAATAAAAGACCACTATTTCAAAGAAATTAATAGTGATGATGATGGATATGATAAATATTTAGAAGAAATAGAAATAGCAAGAGTGGAGGCTGAATATCATGTAATGTCAGCATATGAAGATATTGTTAAAGAAAGATTAGATGGTGTTCCACATGATGATAAAGCATTATTAGAGATGGTAGCATTTCATAATATAGAATTTCATGATGCTATTTGGCATGCTTCAACTAACATACTACCGGCTTTAGAAGTTCAAGTTGTTATTGATGCAAAGAATGATTGTTATGTTTCATCCGGTTCATCCGGTTTTGTTGATTTTGGTTCTGTTCCTAAAGGAATGAAAATGCCTGTTAGATGTTGGATTCATACACACCCATTCGGTAGTGCTTATTTTAGTGGAACAGATATTAGCACAGTATCTATTTGGCAACCATTGATGGAAACTGCTTATGTTTTAGGTGGCAAAGGCCACTATGGTTTTTGGGAAAACGATAAACCTAAACAATTAGATATTTATGTTAATCACGAATTAGAAAGAACCCAAACATGGAATCAATATGGAAATGAAGAGGAATGAATATGTATAATAAAAGAAAACAAAAGAAAAGAGAATATGGAGAAGTCATTGTAGATGAAGAACCTAAAACTCTTCTTGAAAGACAAAGAAGGCATCAAGAAAGACACCCTAATGATAAAAACATTAGAAGGGAAGATAGAGGCATTACTTGGTCTAAAGAAACAGAAAGAGACAAAAGACTGAAACAGTTTTACAAAACTCATACATCAGTATGGGTTTCCGAAACTGCAAGAGGTTGGGTTGCTTTACCATCGGAGGAAGAGTAATGAGGGCTATTGGAGATTATTGCATAATTAAACTTGAGAACTCAACTTCTTCAAGTGGTATTCAAATTAAAACTGATGGAAGAGGGCTTGTTGTTTCATGTCCTAAATATCCCGAATTAGAAGGACAAGAAGTTCTATTTGATGATAGACATAGATTCCCAACACATGAAGATATGATTTTTGTTCCAACAGAAAACTTGTTGGGAGTATTTTCTAAAACAAAACAAACTAAGTTGGTGAAAGAATGAAGGAAATAAATATTAATTCATTACCATTTACGGAACAACAATGGAGTTTCATAATGAAGATGAGAGACGACCTAAATATGACAACAAATGAGATTCTTGTTTATTTACTACAAGAAGGAATTAAAGAAACACAATATAGGAGAGGAAAGAATGATACTGAATGATAGAATAGAAGTTAAAAAGAAATTGTTAGAAGGAATTAATTTAGTTGCTAATACAGTAAAACCTACACTTGGCCCACAAGCCAAAACAGTTATACTGCAAGGTAATCCACCCATTATTATTAATGACGGAGTTACCATTACAAAGTATATTTCTCATGAAGACCCGTATGTTCAAATGGGAATACAATTAGTTCAAAACTTAGCAAGTAAAGCACAAGATAATTCGGGCGATGGAACAACTACCGCTTGTATTTTAGCACAGGCTTTTTGTAATAATTTAGTTGATTTTGGAGAAGATATGTCAATTCATGATTTTAATAACTTAATTAGCGATTTAAGAGATACGATGATTAATTATTTAGATACTTATGTTGTTGAAGTAGAAAACGACGATGTTCTTAATGTTGCTACAATAGCGGCAAACAATGACAGGCATCTTGGTAGTCTAATTAAAGGAGCAATTGATGAAGTAGGAAGAGACGGTATTATCACCGTTGAAGAATCTAATAATTATAATACAGAAATTGAGATTAGAAAAGGTATGGAAATCAATGAAGGCTATCTAAGTCATTTGATGTGCAATACTGAAAATGGCCGTGTTGAGTTTGATAATCCATTGGTGTTTATGTCTAATGTTTCTATTAGAAAGTTTAGCGATATTATGCCACTATTAGAATTTAGTTCAGCAAACAACCGGCCTCTTGTTATTTTCTGTAAAGGGTTTGATGGTTCAGCCATGAATAATTTAGTTATGAATCTTTTACAAAAGACTATTCAATGTGCAGTTGTCCTTTCACCTAATTTTGGTGATGAACAAATAAATGAATTAGGAGATATGGCTTGTGCATTAGGTGGAAGAGTTTTTGTTGAAGAAAGCAAAGACGACCCTAAAGTTTTCACTCTTTTAGATTTAGGAACTTGTAAGAAAGTATCTATTACCAAAGAATCAACTACCTTTATTGGAACAAATGAAGAAAAAGAATATGAGATTCTAAGTAGAATTGAAACGCTTAAGAAACAGGCTAAAGATACTAAAGGACATCAAGTAGCAAGAATCAAAAACAGAATAGCAAAACTTAGCGGGGGAGTTGCCACAATTAGAATTGGTGCTTCTTCATCTATTGAAATGCGAGAAACTAAAGAAAGACTTGATGATGCTTTACATGCAACAAAGGCCGCATTAGAAGAAGGAATTGTAGTTGGTGGAGGAACATTATATGCTAAATTAGCAAAAGACGATACTTTACCGAAGTGGTTCACATATTCTTTAAAACAACCAATGCTAACATTGATTGAAAATAGCGGTGATGTTTCATCAAAATTAGAAATTGATGTTTCTTCCGGTATGGGCTACAATGCTCTTACTAATAAGATAGAAAACTTAGAAGAAGCAGGAGTCTTTGACCCATATAAGGTAGTTAAGAATAGTTTCTTGGCGGCATTATCAATAGCATCTTTATTCTACTCAACAGATGTAGCAGTATTATTGCCGGAGGCTTAAGTATGGGATATAGAGAAATGAAAAACTTAGCGTGTTATATTGCTACTAATATTTATGATTGGGATAAGCAAGATATAGAAGATATGGTAGAACAGGTAGGTTGTATTGAAACCGTAGTTGATTTTCTTATGGCATATGAACACAGATTCGGTGTTGATTTGAAAGATAAAATTGAATGGGCGTTATTGTCGGAGGCTTGATTATGGAAAAAGAAATCGTAAGAATGACAACTGTTTATTCCGATGGTTCAATGATTATTCTTGTTAAAGACGGGAATGTATTTAGAATTGAACGGAGGAACAAATAATGGACTGTTCAAGATGTAAAAGGCGTATAAGACCAACAGATGCTTATTATGTAAGACGATACGGTGTATGTGAGAAGTGCATAAAGGTGATGAGAAAATGAAAAAGAAAGCAATAACAGTTAATTTACCTGCTCCGCATAAAGCAAGAGTAAAGTGTCCTATTTGTTTAGGAAACAAATGTAATGTCTGTAAAATGACAGGTGAATTAGCAATAGAAGTTGCTCCTAAAATACCTATTCAAAGAGCGCATATCATAAAATATGTTGCTGAAAACATACATGAAGTTGCTCAAGAATTAACTCTTAAGTGGGGATTAGTTCCTAAAATAAATACTAAAGAAGTTATAGAAGTAAATAGCGGTCAATATGAAGTGGTTCAAGTTTCTTCATTAGGAGGCGCATGTTGGATAGTTAATCGTATTGATGAATTAGATACACCAAGATACTTTACATCAAGACAGGATTTAGATAAATTCAAACAGGGGTGGCTAACATGACAGATGGATTAGAAGTTATTGGAACTATTATCCGTGATGATAGCATGGAATGTAAAATTAAAAGAGGTAAATACAGGAATATTGAAGTCTTGGATATTCGCTGGTTTAAAGATAATTTACCAACAATGAAAGGTGTTCGGGTGAACATGGAAGAAGCAAAATTATTATTACAAATATTAGGGAGAGAGATAGAATGAAAAGAATAAGCGTAGTTCAAGCCAAAAAGAGTTTGAAGAAAGCAAACGAAGATAGACAGTATGGACATGGTTCAGTAGATTTATTCATTAACTGTTCAGCAGATTTAATGGATTTATTTGCACAGTATTTGGAAAGTCAAATGACTGTTCCACCAAGAAAAGGGGCAGGAAGTAGAGTTCAAAGACTTCATGTTGAATTAGCATACAGTAGATTTTACAAAACATTAAGAGATTTTATGGATAAAGGAGTTGAAGAAGATGAACAATAAATTATTTTTAATAACAACAAATGATAAGAAGTTTGATGAATGGGCTAAGAAACAAAAGAAAGCACTTAATGATGTTGAATTAGAACATTTTAATATGGGATATGCAGGTATCGCTAAAGGTAATTACTTAGCAAGAGCCTCTTTTGTTTGTTATTGGGAGATTTATTCCCATAACGATTTAGCAAGATTAGCACCTGCTATTACTCAAGCAACTTTTATTCATATGATGCACCGCTTTATTGAAAGAGGCAACCAAGAAGAAATACATACTATACAACAAATCATGGCTAACTTCTTGAGATTGCTTCAAAGATTAGATGGGGAAGAATCAAATGAAGAAGAATGAATGGATTTACTTAGCAAATGCTATGTGGACATATGCTGAAAAGCATGACGGGAAAATCAGTAGCCTGTTAAAAGAACTGATAAAAAATATAAATGAAAATATGGAAGTGATTATAGATGACATGGGAACGAATGGCAAGGTTATTAGAAGCGAGCGATACTCTAACACCAACGCAACAGATAAAAATGATAGGAAACGCTCTTGAGAATTTTGAAAATAAAGGATTAGTATTATCTATTTTAGATAAAGATAACCTTACTGCTAATAACTTAGGTTTAGCAAAGGCTAAGAAATGGTTAGCGAAGATATTTGATGTATTTGAAAGTGAAATAGATGGACTGTTAGCGGCTCATAATGATTTAGGAGATGCGATATATTATCTTGATGTTTCAGCAGAAACAGAAATAAAAGACGGTATGCCTTTACTAAGTGCTAAACTAATATTGGAATTTAATTGTGGTAAAATTGATTCCGATGTTTTTACAAATGTAGAAACGGCTTTAGTCGGTATGTCTGCTAATGGCCGAAGATGGTTCATTAGGTATCTTCTAAGAACACCAAGAAACGGTATCAATAGAGGAACAGTCACGAAAATTATGGCTCATTACTACAAGAAGAAAGTTAAAGAGGTTAAGAAACACTTGAACTTTAATTCTATTGAAGTAGTTTGTTCTGCCTATGAAAGAGGAATAGAACCTCCATGTAATTTAACACACGGAAAGTTTGTAGCACCTATGTTAGCAAAAGAAGTGCCTATGAATAAGTGGCCAACTAACTTTGTTGTTGATTACAAGTATGATGGTAATAGGTATCAAATTCATATTGAAGATGGCAAGGTAATGATTTTTAATCGTAAGGGTAAATTGGTAACAGTTCAATTCCCCGATATTGTTTTATTATGTGCAAAGTATGATATTAAGAACGCAATACTTGATGGTGAAATATATCCAATAAAAGATGATGGAACACCTGCACCACATAAACTAATGGCTACAAGAGTTCATTCTAAGAATCATTTAGAAGCGGCAGAAAAGGTAAAGGTTGAATGGGTTATCTTTGATTGTCTTATGCTAAACGATGAAACTATTATGGATTTACCATACAATGAAAGGCTTGAGAAGATGAAAGATTTACCGAATCAAGCGCACCGAATAACAGAAGGCGATATTATGGCTTTTTATCATCAAGCAATTAATGATGGTTTTGAAGGTATTATCGTCAAAGATTCTTCAATGGCTTATGAAGCAGGGAAAAGAAGTGTTGGTTGGGCTAAATACAAACCACCACAAATTAATCTTGATGTAGTTATATTATCTACTAAGTATGGAGAAGGTAAAAGAGCAAATGTATTCGGCACATTTGAATTAGGAGTAAAGTCCGACAATGGTTATCAAAGCGTTGGTTGGTGTGGTAGTGGTTTTTCCGATGAGGATTTAATCACACTAACAAATACGCTAAGAAGAAATGTTGAGAAATTTGAGAATGGGCAGTTCTTTGTTTCACCTGTTGTAGTTTTAGAAGTTAAGGCTGATTTAGTTTCAAGAGATGAAAAGGACAACTTAGGCTTAAGATTCCCAAGATGTGTTAGAATTAGAGATGATAAGTTTGTTGCGGATATTAATACCTTAGAAGATGTGGAGAGATTAGAATGAAAGGTGCATCATGGAATACTAAATACATGACAGATATATTTGGTAGAAGTATAAAGATAAGTGATTTATCAATGAACCAAACTAATCGTGAAATTAGGAATATCATGAGAAGAATAAGAACTCAATATGTTCATCTTCTTGGTTTATATCAAAGAAGATTTATTCTTTTACATCAACAAGGCGAAACAAACTATCAAAGAAAAGATGCCAAAAAGAAGATTGCTCAAACTTTAGGTATGCTTGAGAATGATAAATACGCTCTTGACGACCAAAGACATAAGCACATCATACTAACTGCTCTTAATTTTATAGAGAATGGAAATGATGATATTGGCTTAATTAAAGCAGTATTACAACAGGCGTTAGAACCAATGGAAGAGGAATGATTATGATTCAAGCAGGAGAAATGACAATTATTGATACCATAACTTATAGATGTATTAAAATTGATAAAGAAGGTTATGCTCATCTTAAAAATATATTACATGAGCAAGGCAGACCTAAATTAGTATTACAGAAGTATTGTCCTTATATCAAAGATAATGCAATTGTTATTCCGGAGAAACCACAAATACCAAAACATAAACCAAAAACAAAGGTGAATATAACAAAACTGTTTAAGGAAAATACAGATTTACAAGTTTCTAATCAAGCAAGGTATTTCGTGGGTGAATGGGTTGAAACGGCTTTATGCAACTTAATAGCCAACGCAGAAGAAAATGCTATAAGCAGGGGCGATAGTCGAATAACTGCTGCACATTTCTTTTGGTTAGAAACAAATACTGCACCTAATGGATATTGGCCGTCAAACATGGAATACATGAAGGAATGATTATTATGTTCAATGACCTTCATATTCAAGAATGGATAGAAAGTCATGGAACGGCTACGAGTTTTACATTTGTAGTATTTGGGGATTTGAAAGAAGAAGAAGTGGAACTGTTGATTAAGGGAGTAGTTATTCATCTTCAACAGATTAAGAAATACTCGGAAATGGCAGTATTTTTTGACCCAATAGATGAGAAGCAAGCGGTTGCTTGGAATACTTATCAAGGAACAAGTTTAGCGTTTATCTTTGCAGGAGACGCTTCGGAAACAGAAAATACCATCAAAGGAATAATCTTAGATGGGCTAAATTTTCTTAGATACAAATGCGAATACTTAGGAATAAAAGTAAGTGAGAATTATGTTTAGTAAAGATATGTTAGTAGGAATTTTATTATCATGTGCAAAAGTTCAGTTCAAGATTATTAGAACAGATGAATTAAAGATTGGCTACAAACCAATAATAGGTTTGGCCATAAGAGGAAAGGCTAAGTTTCTACATGGTGTGCAACGGTCTTTGTTGCATTGGGGAGTATATTCTTCTTATCACAACGAAGAATCCTCTTCAAGACCAAAACCAATAATGTATATTAGCGGGATAAGGAATCTTGAGAAAGTAATAAATAACATTCCCGACAATTTAGAAAGTCGTCAAGGAGAGTGGACTACGGTTGATACGGTAGTTAAAATGTTGGTGAACAAAGAACATTTGACACAAAAAGGATTAGATAAATTATTAGAATTAAAAGGGGTAATTTAATGGGATTAACAACAATGAATCAAAATAGAGCAATTTTAATAACAGGCAAAATAGGAACAGGAAAATCAACTCAAGCATTAACATTAGTAAAAGAACCAATGATTGTTTTTGCTAATGATATTAATATTGATGTAGGTTCTTTTCCTATGGAAAATGGTATTATCATAGAAGATGTTCACTATAAACCTGATAAACAAGCAATTCTATTTATTTTAAGGAATTATAGAGGACAAATTGTATTAACTTCTATTAATGAGAAATCCGTTCCCAAAGAAATAAAAGATATGTGTCGTATAAAACGGGCAGGTTCTTATAACTTTCTTGAAGAGTCAATTAAATCAATTGCCCCTAATTCAGAAAAACCGTTTTCTTTTGAAAGAGATACCTATTCCCTCGTAAGGGGCTACCTGAAGGAGAGAGATAGAGATTTAGTTGCTAAGTTATTAGTTTATAACAAACCTCCGGACACTCAAATAGTATCTTGGTTAAGTGAAAATATGCACCCGCATAGATTAATCTTTGTTGATGGTGTAGTAAAGAGAAGATGGAGTCAAGACTATTTTTATCAAATGTTAGCCTATGCACATGAAGGCGGTTCTTTTGATAGATTAAATATGCCTAAAAGAAGAAAGTATTCGGTATTACCTAAGTTAGCAAGAAGGCTTGGAGTAAGAAATCCAAGATTATTAAAGCAACTTTGTAAGGATGAAATAGTTGTTTCACAATTCAAAAAGAAACTAAACAACGGGGAATGTCGTCTTTTAGGTTTAGGTGAAAAAAGAAAAAGAAAAAAGACAGACCCGATAAGAGCAAAACAAACCTCTTTGGAGGACTATTTATGAAAACAAGAAAATTAATTTATAGAATAGAATCTGTTTTACAAGATAAAGAAATGACTTGTAGGCAGATAATGGATGAATTAAATAAAGAAAATTCAAGGAAGCGCAGTTCTTCCAATAGGTCATATTCATTTACCTCAAATCAAATTGCACAACTACTTAGAAATAAAAGATTTGAAAAGATTGGAAAATGTAAAATAAAAGATGTTAATATATGGAGGAATAAAAATGTTATGGACAGAAAAATACAGGCCAAATAAGTTAAATGACTTAATAGGACAAGAACACTTTAGTTTAGACGCTAAAACATGGATAGAAGAAAGAAACATGCCTAATGTTTTAATTCATGGAAATCCGGGAAATGGGAAAACAAGTGCTTCTTTAGTATTAGCCAAAGAAATACTTGGTGAATCTTTTATTGATAATTATATAGAAGTAAATGCTTCCGATGATAGAAGATTAGAAACAGTAAGAACAACAATAAAGAATATTGCTCAAAGTGCAACAATAGGTGATGCACCATTTAGAATCGTATTATTAGATGAAATGGATGGAATGACTAATGATGCTCAAAATGCATTGAAAAGAATTATGGAAAGATATTCAAGTAATATAAGATTTATTATTACTTGTAATGATAGAAATAAGATTATCTTTGCATTACAAAGTAGATGTGCCAACTATCATTTTAAGCCATTGAGTAATGAATCATTATTGGAAGTAATACAATCAATTCTTCAAAAAGAAGGTATAACTCGTTTTGAAACCAATGATTTGAACTCCTTTATATATGCTATGAACGGTGATATGCGGAGGGCGATTACAGAATTACAGGCCGCAAAAGCAAGTGATTCTTCCCTCAAGGCACAGGTGGATAACAGTTTAGATGAATATAGCAAAATACTAATGAAAATAATTGATAAACAGGCAGATTCTTTACAGGCAATACATAACTTACTTTACGATGGATATACTATCCGTGAAATTTGTATTGGCTTGCATGACGCAGTATTAATTGCTGAATTAGATAGCAATTTGAAATTTAAAGTCCTTAGAACGATAGGAGAAAGTGAATGGCGTTCAACCACTATGACTCCTAAAGTATTAGCCTCATGGTTAATTGGCCAACTATCATAGAATTGAACAAAAACAAAAACAAAAAAACAAAAAATAGGAAAGTGAAAAATATGAATGAAGATATGAAAGCAGAAGTGATTAAAAGCGCACAATATATTGGTTTGAGCGAAGAAGAAGCGTTAGCAAAATTCGTTGAAGTTTGCGAAGAAAACGGAATTGAAACAACCGCCCCAATTGCTAAAGGTGTATGGAGAAACTATGTTGCGAATGTTAGAAGAACCCAAGAGGGAGATTCAAATAATAACAATAACAACAGTAATGATTCTTTTTACAAGGCAGCATTTGGATTCTTTGTTGCTTTAGAAGAACCAAGAGATATGATGGCGTGGAACAGAATGAAAGCAAAAGAAGAGTTTATGCGTGATGCTGATAATGCCCTTGAAAAAGGAATTGTAGCAATAGCAAATGAAAACGCTTTAGGTAAGTGGGTTATTTCCCGTTATCAACATGGAGAATATGAAGAAAAAACCATTTCATCTCTACCTGCGGGAGCAGAAGAAACAGAAGATGGCCGATATTATGTTCCTTTAGATAACACGCCCGTTTATATGAATGGCGGAAAGAATGCACAATACGGAAAACCACTACCACCACAACAAATGAGAAGAAGCGGTATATTTTATGGTTCTGTTGGAACAAGTGAAATGAAACCTTATTTCTTTTCTTATAAGAATCAAGGCGGAGTAGATTTTGCACCTAATACATTTGAATGGGTGCATTTCCTTTGTGTTGCTAATGATGCAGGAACAGATATTTATGGGGCTAAAGATTTAACATTCAATAGCCTTTCATTAAATAGTGAAATGAGTCCGGACAATGAATTATTTAGGGATATGTCTAACTTTGACTTTGAAGATTGTCTAAGAAATAACTTTGGTTCTCATCTAACTCCACTTATGGAATTAGATAGAGCGCATATTCAAAGACAGGAATTACCTTCTAAAGAAAGATTTGTAATTACAGATGGAACAGTCACTAATATGAATATGACTCCAACAAAGAACGGTAATAGAATTATCAATATAACAGATATTGATTATGAATTGGATTATTCCGATGGTTCGGGAATTGTCACTTGTTGGATTCCCCCACATTTGAATATTGATTTCGGTATTCAATCATCAGTTATTATTGTTGGCCGAACAAGCCAAAGAACAACCGATGAAGGAGTTGAACCAACAACAATTAATGCTTCGGGTATTTATTGCACCCTAAAGCATGGTTCAGCCGTTGAAGTTTCCCAACCCGTTGAGGATAACTTTGATTGGTTTTGATTGATTATTCAATCATTGTGTAGTCGTTGGCGTTAATGACGGTCATATAGGTGCGAAGCCTATATTTAAGGAGAAATTATTATGATAAGAATTTTTAAAAATGCACTAAAAACAGATAGAGCGTTTATTCACTACGATAAAATCCAACACATTTCATGGAACTCAAATGGAGTGTTAGGTATGGAATTGAAAGTGTATTCAAGCGCAGGAACAATAATCCAATATTTAGAACTTGAAGACCTTGAAAGGTTTTTAGATTCTTATGTTCGTGATTGGTTAGGAGTAGGGGGATTTACCTATGAATGAACTAAAAGAAGATAAGTATTTAATAAAGACCAATAGTTATATGATTGACTTGTCTAAAGTAGATTTTATTACTTGGAAAGAAAATGACAAGAAAGAAAATACCTATTGGGCTAAGTTCCATATTGGAACTAAAGAAGCAAGATATGTTTGTAATAATATTGAAGATTTAAAAACAGTATTGGAAACATGGTCTAAACTTAATGGAAAGAAAATAAATATAGAAGATGAAGATATAATAGAGGAATGGTGATATAATGAGTTTAACAAGTAAGAATAAACAACCGGCAGTAGCGAATGAAATGATAGAGAACCAAAGAGTTGTCGCATTTCAGGATAAATTAAAGAAACAAACAGAAGGTAGATTAGCAAGAAGTAATCGTTTAGTTTGTGGTATTTGGGGAGAACCCAAAACAGTCAAAAGTGGATTAGCCCTTGATTTCCCTAATAAACAAATTTATGTTTTAGATTGGGATAATGGTTGCGAACCTACATGGAGACAAAACCATGAGATGACTGAAAGAATTACTTTGTGGAATCCCGAAGTAAGAAATGAAAATGGCGAATTAGATATTCAAAAGTCGGAAGCAAATTCCGAAGATTTTGTTTTATTCGTTAAGTCTAAAATAGCAGAAGGAGAAGATGTTTTGTTTGTATTTGATGGAGTAGATAAGTGGCTTGACTGTTGCACATTAAATGTGACCGGAAGTTCTAAAATCGGCAAACCACAAAAGATGAAGTTTGAATGGGGCAAAAGAAATGCACCATTTTATTCTCTATTGATGATGTGTAAGAATTTAGATTGCGACCAAATCTACATTACTCATGCTAAAGCAGATTATGGAGCAACAGGAGAAGTAATTGGTTCTAAACCTAATTGGCACAATTGGGGAGATTATATGTTCCAAATTATTTCAACAAGAAGAACTCGCAAGAAAAACGATGTAGTGTATAAGGCTGAATTACTAAGTAGTAAAACCAATACTGCACTTGTCGGTAAAACTTGGGAATCATTAACTGTCGGAACAGGTAAAGTTTCTTGGACAGGTATTCCCGAATTGCGAGAGGGATTGATTTGAAATTTACAATAGAAACAAATGAACTAAAGAACGGATTAGAGAGTGTCCAAGTTAAAGGAAAGGGAACAACTAATAATGGATTTGGTAATACCAATCTTGGAACATACGCTCTTTTAGAAGTTAAAGATAATAATTTGAGTATTTGGAATGGAAACCAAACTTTCTTTGTATCACTAACTATTCCATTAGAAGGTGAATCCGAAGAAGGCATTTGCTGTCTTGATAGCGCAAATGTTCTTCCTTATTTGAAATCATTTTCTAATGAGATAACATTTTCAGTTGGTGATTTTATTACCATTACAAGTGGTGATTCAAAGAAGGCTTCAATACCTTTAGTTGTCAATCACCCTCAAATTCAACCATTAACAAGAATTAAGGGAATGCTAAGTCATGTTAGATATGAAGTAAATCCGAATAGACTATGGACTTTCGGCAAAGGACAATTTGAAACTGCATTTACTATTACACACGCACAATTACAGAATGCACTTAAAGCATGTGAATTGGTTAAGAGTGGCATATACAAGTTAGATAAGAATGAAACAATAACACTTTCAACAAGACAAAGCATTACTAACAAGTATGAAGAAACGCTAACTCCGTTGTTTATTACTAATCCAAATGAAGGGGCAACTATTGAATTTAGTAGCCCTCTTTATGCTTTCTTTGAGAAAGACCAAATGTTAAACATATACATGAAAGATGAATTTCCGCTTTTGATAGTGGCTAATGATAGAATACTATTGAAAGCACCACATATAGGTGCGTGAATATTAATGATAATAAGTAAGATGAATGATGGTAAAAGAATCTATAAATCTTGGAGAGAGAACGGTGAAAAGAAGTTTGAAATGGTGGAAGTTAAACCTTATTTTTATGTTAAAGAAGATGAGAAAGAACCTTCCAAGTATAAGGCATCAAAGTATATTGATAGAGACTTTGAGTATATTCGTGGTGATTGGGTTAATATTGATAATGAGCCGTTAAAGAAAGTTGTAGTTGATACTTCTTTTGATATTAGAAAGGCTAAAGATATGTTCAAGAAAACCTATGAGGCTGATGTGCCTTTTCACTTTAGATATGCAGTTGATGAAGTAAAAGAAATGCCGGAGTATAAAATGCGTAAATGGTATTGGGATATGGAATGGCAACAAGGCGGAGAATATCACGATTGTATTACTACTATTGTAGTGTATGATAATTATGAAGAGAAGTATCATCAATGGGTATGGTTTCCTGAAAAGGCAATGCGTAAAATTATGCACACTTATCCTCTTGGGAATGCTAAAATATTCACTAATGAAAAAGACATGCTTGAAAACTTTATGACAACAATGGTTGTAAAAGACCCCGATATGTTAATTGCATGGTTCGGTCATTTTGCAGATATACCTAAGTTATTAGAAAGAACCTGCGCTCTTGGTCTTAATCCACAAATAATGTCGCCAACAGGACACATTAAAGGTATAAAGAAAAAGAAAGATAGTTTTTCCTTTGCATATGGTGAAAAGGGTTTTAGCCCTATTGAACAACCTATTAATGGAAGAATTACTTTATCTTTAGATTTAGCATTTGAAAGACAATGGAATGATTCACAAAGAGGAACATTACCTTCTTTGTCTCTTGATTATATTGGTGAAACAGTTCTAAACAAGAAGAAACTTGTCTCGGAGAAGTTTCCCGATACAAATGAATTTTATCGCAGGGCTTGGTTAGAAGATACTCAAACTTATCTTGACTATGCTATACAAGATGTAAAGTTGATAGTCGAGATAGATGAATCAAACTATTGTAGTGAAGCAATATTATCACTACAAAGATTACTAAAAGCACCATTTGATGCTTGTTTCTACGCTTCTCACATGGGTTCTATTTACTTTATGAGAAATGCTTGGTGGAAATGCAAGACAGGAAGTAAAGTAGAGAAAAGAGAAACTTATGAAGGGGCTATGATATATGACCCTTTAAGTGAACAAACTCAAGGATTACATCTTAATGTTGCGGCTTTTGATTTTGCAGGTCTATATCCTTCAATGATGATAGCAAGAAATATATCTTGGGAAACCATTAGTGAAGAACCAACAGAATTTGCAGTTAATATTCTAACACCAAGAGATTTTAGCCCCGTTGAAAAGAAACATATGTTGTATTTTAAAACAGATGAATTAGGACTATTACCAAGAGCAGTATTAGAATTAAAAGAGTTAAGAAATGACTATAAGAAAAGAATGAAAGCCTCTAATGATAGTGGCGAGTATCAAAAATGGCATAATAATCAAATGGCAGTAAAGCGTTTAATGGCTTCATTTTACGGAATTATTGCCTTTCAAGGATTTGGTTGGGCTAATGTTAATTTAGCGGCTTCTATAACGGCAAGTGCAAGAGAGGCTATTAGATTAGCCGCATTTAAGGCGAAGGAGATGGAAATATGAGTGGTATAACTTTAAGGACTTATATTTTAATTAAGGACTTATTACCCATGAGTGAAGCATTAAGTTTTACAGAAAAAGAAGCCCTCGTTCTTTTAAAATATAAAGAAGTTAGAGAAGGGCATTCCCATATTTTAGAGAAAGAAATAAAACAATCTCCTATTCATTCAAGAAATTGGGTGGTTTGGAAATGCCCTGTTCAATTAGAAGATAATAAGTTAAAACCTGCTGGTAGAACACCAAAAGAAGGTTGCGGTCAATATAATATTATGTCCACTAAGCATGGTGAACATAAATTAAAAAATGGTATTTTTCAATCATCGCCTTGTGAAAAGTGCGGTAAAAGAACTCGGCAAAATGGTTTGTTTAAGTTTTTTAGTTCTCAAATCCAAGCACTAAAATACGCACAAAATAAAAATAAGGAGTTAGAAGTATGAAATGTAAAACACCACTAAGATGTAGGCCGGAATTTGAAGGCAAATACCATTGTAAAAGATGTGCCGAAGAAGCAAGAATTGAGGCTGAAAAGTTCTTGGATTTAATAGATAAGAGATGATAATATGAACACACACATTAAAAGATGGATAGATGAATTAGTTTTATCCCTTGATATTGGCGAAGAATTTTTCGCTATGTCAATAAAAGAAAAACTAATTGAAACAAGAGGAACAACATTTGTTTGTGATAATGCCGCTATTGGTTGGTATTTGAATAGACAAAAATATGTTGAGCCTATTAAAACATCTAAAGGAAGAAAGATTTACAGGAGGATTAAACATGAGAACTAAAATTGTAAGTGTAAAGGTATCGTATGATACCGAAGAAACATGGGATATTACTTTAAAAGAAGTAAAGGAGATATTTCAAATGATGAATAATTTAAAGCGTAATGCGGTCATTATTGATATTGAGCAAGGAGCGAATAAAAATGATGATGGACAAAACAAATGAATTATTAGAAGAATTGCTGGCTATGATAGCAAAATCAAATAAGATATTAATGATGGTAAATATCGTGAACATAGCGACCATTATAACAATTATGACGGTGATAGTATGAATGATATAGATAAATTACAAAAAGAAATAGAAGGATTAAAAAAGACAATCAAGGGCTTACAAAAAGACTTAGATGTATTATTTGAAATAAATACTGCTAAGTTAGAACGAGCAGTATGCGAAATGCAAGAATATCTTGGAGAAAATAGAGACTTTTATGTTATTAATAAGATAAATGCACCAACAAGGGTGGGTATGAAATAATGAAAGTAGTTTATGGACATACTGATTCTATTTATGTTCAAATAGATTCTGTTGAAAAAGCGCAGACGGCTATCAAGGAGATAGAAGAAAGCGTAAGAGAACACTTTCCAAATGTAATGGGATTAGATGAACACCCCGTAGTATTAGAGTTTGAAAAGTATTTTTCAGCATTAGGTGTCGGAACTGTTAGAAATAGAAATGCGGGTTTGGTGTCTTGGGAAGATGGAGAATGGCTTGATGAGCCTAAATTCAGCATGACCGGATTTACTGCCAAAAGAGTTAGTGAAACTAAGTTGGCTAAAGAAGTTCAAACAGATGTATTGAAAATGTGGGTAAATCAAAAGTCACAAGCAGAAATAGTGCAATTTCTTTACTCTAAGTATGCCGATGTTTTAGATGGAAAGTTAGGACTAACGCCTCTTATTAAAAGAAGTAGATTAAGAACTAATAGGCTCATGGTTAAATGTCCGGATTGTAATGCTAAATATCATCTAAAAGAATGTTTAGAATTAGAGCATTCTGTATGTAGTAAATGCGCTACACATACAAAGAAATTCACAACTCTTGAAGGTAAAAAACCGACAATAGGTTCGGGTATCGCAGGAGTTATTTATGCTTGGAGTAAAGATACTGAATTTGATGATTCATATATCTTTATGAAAGTATTAAACAATAGTGAGTATTATATTCACCCTTTAACAAAGGAAAGAAAAGTAGTTGAGTATGTATCATGCACAACTGCGAAGGAGTTTGAGGGTTGTAATCCCGACCTCAAGCACTATGCCGAACAAGTAGTAAAGAAGGCCGAGCCTATTTTTAGTGCGATGGCATGGGATTTAACATCAATAAGAACGGGAACAATACAAAGAAGTTTGGAGGAATGGTTTTGAGAGAAGATGAAATATTATTAGAAAGAGAAAGATTAGAAGAGGTAAGAGACGGTTTATATTTAGATTATAAATCCGAAAAAGACGATTATGAACAGTTTAGAGATTATACTTTTGAAGAGTATTTAGTTTTTTTATACGACCATATGTGCGCTGAATTAAGAGCGTCATTTCAAGAAATTAAACAATTACAAATAGACAGGTGATAATATGAATACAGATGAGAAATATAAAGCAAGAATAGCAAGCATGCAGGATTTTACATATAAATGGGAATGGGAAAATTTTGATGACCCATCTAAACCAATATTGAAGATTAGTAAATCTTCTTTAGGTTCATTTAATTGGTGTCCTAAAAAGTATCAATTTAATTATATTGAGAGAAGGCCACAAGACCAAACCGAAGCCATGCGTAAAGGAACGGTATTACATAATCATCGTGAAGATTTCTTTAATGATTTTGATATTAAAAAAGCCGAGAATATGAATAATAGTGAAGTCTTAGAATATTGCACAAGTTTAATGCCCGTTGATGATTATTTTGACATTACATTAAATGTGGCGGCATTTGAAGCACAACGATTTATTGAAGCAAAATCTGAAGATAAACTACATGAGTTTCTTCCTATTGTTAATGAAGAAATGTTTGATACAGAAATAGTTATTCCAATTGGCCCATATAAAGGCGGAGCATGGAATAATTATCAAGAATTTACTCTTAACAGACCATATACGGTTAGACTTCAAGGTATTATTGATAGAATATTTATAGAAAATGGTAATTTAATTCCTTTTGAATATAAAACAGGAGGTTGGAAAGATTACAAAACAACTTCTATGCGTCAAGAAATGGCGTTTTATCAACTAATGATAGAGAATTGTAGTGAAGAAGTTTTGGCTAAACATGGTTTAAACAAAGATATGAAGGTCACTCATTGGGGTTGGTATTATCCTGCGGCTAATCATATTACAGTTGAAGAAGTAAAGAAAAGGTCTATGACTTCTGTTAAACTAAATATTGCTAAACTGATAAAAGCATATGAAATAAAAGAATTTACACCAACTTTCTTTTACAAGATGTGTGCTTCATGCTCTTATTTTGGTATTTGTCCTGCGGCTCAAGAAGACACATGGGGTTGATAAAATGAATACTAATGTAATAGAATGTAAATTATGTAATGAAAAAATGATGGAATTTGAAAGTAATAATCCACAACCTCTTCTTGAGAATTTTGAAGATAGAGTATGTAGAGACTGTAATGATTATGTTACTGCAAGTAGAATATTACTTAGAGGATTAGACCGTGAAGCCCATGAGGGAGTTTGTTCTATAATAGCATCAGTTATACAAATGGCTAATTCATTAAAACAAAGCAGACTACAAGCATATGAACAATTAAAGGAGAGGGAAGAATGAAAGAACTAATTAAGAAAAAAGTTTTATCTAAACAATGGTCTTTTGTTGAAGTTAGCGATTTAGCAACTTCTATTGGTTCTTTAGCCAATGATATTTACATAGAATTGTCTCTTCAAGAAAGATTTGAATTGATTAGAGATATTAGAATAAATGAAAATATGGTAGGAAGAACTTACGAAGATATGTTTAGAGATATTGGATTAATACAAATACAAGCAGATGTAGCGGAAGTAATTAAACAGATGCTTAATACTGCAACAGTTAATTTTGGAGGTAATAACAATGAAGTTTCCGAGAATGGTTTGGGCGGGGAGTCAAGTAAAAAACGCTCCGCAAATGAAAAGAAAAAAGATGACAACAAAGAATGAATACTTTGAGTTTGTTAAATCTCATAACAACCGAACTAATGTATATACTACCGTTTATGATTTTGAACATTTTACAGAAACTATGCCTGTTGAGGATAGTGTAATTATTGATAGAATCTTTTTAGATTTTGATGCTCATGAAGATAATTTAGATATGGCTTGGAGAGATGTTAAGGTTGTAATGGAAATGGTTATTGAAAATAGTTATTTACATACTTTATTTTTTTCAGGTCGTGGATTTCATTTATTCTTATTTGGTAAGACAACAAAAAACATGAGAAATGTTCAAACCTTATTTAGAGAAATAAAACAATTGTTAGATTTAAAAGTCGGTAAGAAAAATTCATTAGATGAAAGAGTTGGACAGAAAACAAGATTGAGAAGAGTTCCCAATACTGTTAATATGTCCTCTTCCGATGGTAAAGGAAATGCTCGGTATTGCATACCTTTAACAATTGATGACTTACGATTAGATATTGAAGAAATACTAACAATGGCTCTTGAGCCACGCCTTTTACCGTTCAAAAAAAGCGGGAAAAAAGAGGTAGTTTTCCCCGAAGCACCCCCTATTGAGGCTATGGAAGGCTCGGTTTCTGTGCCTTCAACAGTTGGTAATTTGCCTATGTTGCCTTGTTTGCATAATGCCGTTATGGTAGAAAATCCTACGCATTTAGCAAGAGCATATTTGGTATCTTGGTATCGAGATTTATTATCGGGCTATACTGATTTAGTAAATCAAGCAGATAAAACGCAAGTGCATAAATTAGTAGTTGAAGAATTAGAAAGAGTATTTGCTGAATCCGATTCAGTATGGTTGGATTGGGATAAAAGTGAAACTATCAAACATTCTAAATTTACTGTATATAATAATTACAACACCCCTCATTGTGATAAACTGATTAGTGATGGGTTTTGTGTTGGGAAATGTTGGAGGTATTCAAATGCTAATAATTGATTCAAGAGAAAAGTCCAAGTTAGCCGACTTAGTAATGAAAAAGGCAAAAGCCCTATTCATTCCACATGAGAAAAAATGGATTGAGATAGGCGACTATGTTTATGATGATGTTTGCTTTGAAGCAAAATCCACTATTGATTTCATCGGGTCTGTAATGTCAAAAAGGCTTTGGACTCAACTTGATAACATGGATAGACATTACCAAACCAATGTAGTAATCATCTATGGCTCGCTTAGTGAGGCCATACTAAATATAATTGAACATTCCAGCAGTAAATTGCCCGTAGCCGCAAGAAGCGTGATGTTAAACAATAAGTTTCTTGGAGCATTAGGGAGAATAGTATTAGACACGGACATAAAACCCTTTTGGGTAAAAACAGAAGAAGAAGCGGCATCAATAATAACAGCAGTAAGTAAAATGAAACCAAGAACAAGAGAAACAATAGCACCACAAGTATTTAAAAGATTAACAACAGATGATTTAAGATTAGATTTATTAACAAGTATTAAAGGAATATCAGTAAAAAAGGCAAAAGAACTAATAAAGCAATTCGGCTCTATTATGGAAATTGGTGAATGTTCAGTTTTTGAACTGCAAGCAATTGAAGGTATTGGGGAAACCTTAGCCAAAAGAATAATCTCCACATTAAACTCGGAAGAGAAGGTGAAAATATGAATGAAGAATATAATGAAGAAGAATATATGGAAATGCTTGAAACTAATGCAGGTGTTTTCAGTGAAGCCCTACCGAGAGTCGTTAGAGACTTTCAAAAATCAGCAATTGAAGTATCACACTATAATGAGATACCTGCCGCAATAAGTTTCTTTACTATCTTAGGACAGATTTGTAAAGATTTTATTACTATTCCTAACGGAAGAAACCATGAAGATACAAGAATACACTTTTGTTGGATTCAAACTTCAGGAACGGGTAAATCAACTCTATGGAATTTTGTTGGCCCTGTTGCTAATAGAGTATTTAAGAGAATAAATGCACAAAACGCACACCCACCATATTTAAATGAAAACAATATACCTATGAATAGAATCTTTGATACTTTTGGTATTACTGATTATACCGATTCTGTTCTAATTGGTGGTTTTACTAAAGAACAAGATGATGATGGAGAAAATGTATATGAAAGAAATCCGGGCGTTTTAGAAGGAAATGGTTTAGCCCATTGGGATGAATTTGAATACTCCGGTATCTTTAAACAAACTCAACATAAAGAAAATTCAATTGTTTATCTAAACACTTTAATGAACTCATTATCGGGTAATTCTTGGATAATATCAAAAGCATTAACTTCTTTTGGTGGTATGGTTATGGAATGTTTTTGTGAGCGTTCAGTAATTGCTATGACTTACCCTCCAAGTAATCTTAATCAAGTAATGGCTGAAAAAGGAGTATTACAAAGAATGCTTGTTTATTGTTGGGAAGTTCCCGAATTTATCCAACATAAAATGAGACTTGAGCAAATAGCAAAAGCAGGAACAATAGAAGAAGTAAATGCACCAATTGATAAATATGTTGAGGCTTTAATGACTATTTACAACATGACTAAGAAAAGATGGGAAGATGCGAATAAGAACTCCCTTGAAACAATGACATTTACTCCGGACTTTAACCAAGTTTTAACATTAGAATATGAAACATTAAGAAAAATCATGCAAGATGCAAGAGAAGATGTTGCGGTTATTGCAGGAAACTTTACTACTCGTTTAATGAAAATATTGTATAAAATGTCTGTTCTTTGTAGCGTTGCTTCCGCACCATCTATTAACAATGAAGAAGATAGATTCAAAGTGACAGGACATAATGTGCGTCAAGCCGCAACTATTATCAAACAATGCTACATGACATTAGTTGATTGGCTTGAAAGAACCATGAGACAGAAGAAGCGAAGCATCGCAGAAAACAATTTAGAGCCGATTTTCGTCGAAATCTACGATAAGTTAAATAAAGATGATGAGGGATTCGTGAATAAGACCAACCTCTTAACCGAAGTCAAGACCAAAGCAAAGAAGTCAAGGGCGCAGATTTACAGATATTATGAAGTTATTAGACATAAGTTTGCAGAAAAGAAGGAAGGCAGAACAACATATATTAGAATGATAAAAGGTGATGATGAATGAAATGGGAAAATACATATTTAGTTTTTCAAGTAGAAAAAGGGCCAAAAGTAATAATTGACACATTAAATACTTATGGAGATGATGGTTGGGAATGTTGTTCTCAACTAATTGTGGCTAATAAACAGATAGTTTGTTTCTTAAAAAGAAGAACTGACATAGATGAAAAACCTAAAGTAAATAAAGAAGAGGAAAAAATTAGCAAACTTTGGTCTAATGCTGGTGAATAAGTATGTCAGTATTGGCTATTGACTTAGAAACTAAAAATATGTCTTTTGACATAGGCGGTTTTGGTAATACCCATATGTTCCAAGTATCTACTGTTGCTACTTGGGATGGTAAAACCGGAACAGTTTATGTTGATGAGAAAATGGATAGTTTTGCTAAATCCGGCCATATTATTAAATCGTTATCCGAACTAAAATACGACTTAGATGAGCATTTACAAAAAGGCGGGGTTTTGTTAGGGCATAACATTAAGGCTTTTGATTTACCTATATTGAGAGATTCTATGGATATTTATTGCATTAATAAGTATTTAAAAGAAGAAAAATTTATAGATACAAGTCGCATCTTAATGAAAGAACATAAAGAAAGATTCCAACTTAAAAATTTAGTTAAATGCACCATGAATGATGCAAAACTAATGGATAGTGCAGATGCACCTAAATTATGGAAAATGGGTCAATATGATGAAGTTGTTGAGTATTGCATGAAAGATACACAATTAGTCTATGACCTTTGGAAATATGGACAAGATAATGGAATAGTAAAAGCCTTTTCTATGGAAAAGGGAGAACATAAAGAATTGGAGGTTGATTGGTGATGACTGGCTGGGAATGGTTTGGCTTGTTTGTTTTCGTCGTAATTCTTATGCTTCTTTTCTTTGCCGCTTTCGGTGGAACTAATATCACCGATGAAAGCGTCGAAGAATATATGAAGCGTTTGATGAGCGAAGATAACAAAAACAAGTGATTGTATGAGTTTAAAACAAGAATGTCGCTACTGTGGCGAAAAAACAGTAGCGAGAAGGCTATTAGGTTTCTATGTAGGTTCTCCCGAACAAGTAAAATTGTGGGAATGCAGGGCTTGTAATGGAATATGGTCGGATAAAACTAAATGAGGGGGGCTTCGGCCTCTCTCATTTTTTTTTGGTTTTTTAAAAATCACGATTTTTTGTTCGCTTATTTTGAATCTTGTTCGACTAAATCAAAATCATTTTCTTGAACAAAAATAACTCCGACTTTTTCATTATCGCTTAATAATAATGACATAGTAAAATAGCCAAAAATAAAACTAAGGAAAAATGCGATTAAGTAATTCACCACTAACATTCCAAAAACCTATTTTATCACAATAAGAGTCATATTTATGTTTCATAGCGGCCATATAGCCATTATAAGACAATGGATTATCTCCTATCCAAGAATCAAACCAACCAATATCCCAATGTGAACCTGCTGGGATATTCCAAGTTTCTATATCTTCTTTAATTAAAGTAAATCTACTATCCTTTGCACAATAAGGCCAAACCATATCTATTACATCTTGTGAATTTTCTATAATAGTAATTGAATTAAAACTATGATTATCAATTAATTCTTTATTTAGAAAACCTATTCCTAAACCCGCTACTAATATATCCCCCGTAGCATTATCCCAAAGCCATTTATGTGTATCATATTCCCATTGACTGTCTTTCATAATAGAATTACCAATGCTTAATTTAACTAATGAACATTCCCCATTATCCACTTCTATTTTCCAATTGCCTTTTTCATCTTCGGGTATATTTATTCCTAACATTTTATCGCCTCATGTTAATGTTATTTCTACTGTGTGATATGCAGTTTCCGTTGCTCCTGCGCCATTAACTGCTATTGCTTTATATCTAAAAGTTGCCGTTTGTCCTGCTGATGGACTCGCTCCCCTTGCCCGAATATCAAATATATATACTAAATCAATTGCATAATTGGCTGAAAAATTTAAGGTTAATACGCCCGAATTACCGAGTATTCCCCAATCACCGCTATTTCCTGTTGCTGGATTAAAATTAACATTAGTATTTGATGGATAATCAGTTGAAAGTCCTAATGAATTTTGTTGAGGAAAATTAGGAGTATTATTCGCTATAAACGGAAATTGTGAGATAACTCCACCCCAACCTATCGTCATATTATCAAGTTCATATTGAGTAATACTATTTAATCCGTTAGGGGCTTGTAAAAACATACCAATATTTAAGAGTATTTGGCTTGGTTCGTTATTATTTGTATATGGGCTTGTTTGCCCTGTGACTGCAAGATTCATAAAAGAAATTAATGTGCTTGCAGGTAGAGTATATGCACTTTTTGTTTCTGTTGCTGATAATGCAGAAACAGTAGGTGTGCTTAATAACTGTGCTATTGACTGTGCCGAACCATATGACCTGTTAATAGGTTGAGTGCCAATTTGAAGAAACATATTATTTTGCCAAAATTCAATAGTATTACCTGCACCTGCTCCCCCTGTTGCGCTATCGGAAAAATAAATTTGATTTAAAGTAATTCCCGCAGGTGGAGAACCACCACCACCCGCATTAGCCTCTTGTTCAGCACAAGAACCCGCAATAGCGTTATACAAAGTAATCAAACTCCTAATACAATCCAATCATTACTACCAATAGCAATACAAGTCACCGCATTAAAAGTAGAAACCGTAGCATCCGAACCTGCGCCATTAATATTATTACCATTTCTTCCAACAGTAATATTACCATTTGTTGTGTTTAAAATAGTATAATGTTCCCCATCGGAAGAAGTAGCAGGTAAAGTTACATTTCCTGCACATTTTAGATATGCTCCTGCGTGAGTTGCTTCTGTTAAAGTAGTGGAGGCTGAAACAGAAACCATTGGTAGTCTTGGGCTTCTAAAAGTTCCTCCGGTAGCAACTTCTAATGTTGCAGATGGAGTATTAGTTCCAATTCCAACTTTATTATTTGTTCCATCAACAAATAACATATTTACATTACTATCGCTTTCAACTCTAAAATTTAATGCTTCCCCATTATCATTAATATTAACTTCCGTTGGCATTATAGCCATCCTATTTTTATCATTACCCGCAGTTTCAGTAGTAAATATAAGTGACCCATCTTCATTATTTGCAGTTGTGTCTCTAATACTTGCATACATGGCCGCATACATTATATCGGCATTATTGGCTGCATTTCTTCCTAAAAATTTAATGTGGCCTATTCCATCACTTGCCGCAGGAGAAGCAGAATTTCTATGAAATATTAAATCCGGTGCAGTTGTAGCGGTAGCGTCATCGGATTGTAGCCTTAATGTTTCATCTGTATTACTTGTCATTACATGAAGAGGCGCAACAGGTGTTGCAGTTCCTATTCCTATTCTATCAGTTGAAGCATCAACAACAAACATATTTTGGTTAGTGTCGCTTTCAACTCTAAAATTTATATCTTTTGAAGTTTCATTAACTACTATTTCATCATCATTTATGTCTAATGCACTTACCAAACTACCTGCTTTTGATATACGAAAATTCATTCTTCCGTGTTCTGCACTATTTGTTGTGTCTTTTGAATATACCATTATATCAGCATAAGTATGGTCTGCACTCAACGCACTTTCGGATTCAAAAATAATTGTTCCTATTTTGTCATTATTAGCGGGTGAACTTCCATCTTTAAGAAAATGAATAGCCCCTGCATCAACTCCGTTATTTCTGTTTTCTAAGGTAAGTTTAGGTGCTTCTCCGGCATCATCGCTTTTAAGATGAAGATAACCCTTGTCCAAATATACCTCTTTATCGCTCGCATCAATTCTTAAAATTTCTTGACTTGGGCTTCCTCCATCATTTACTTTGAAAACAATATCTTTATCCTGTTCAAAAGATTCTATTATAATATCTCCTATACTATTCCCGCTTGGCGTGGATTTGATACTAAGTCCTTCTAAATACTGATTTGTATTGGTATCTAATCTACCAATGCTTAAAGATTTATAGGTTTGATTAAAAGTTAAATATTGTATTTGCATAGGGTCGCTACCTGTATATTTTAGAAGGGCTATAATTACATCTCCATCAACAAAAGGAGGAACTTCATTATCAACAGTTCCTTGAATTAAAACTATCGCACCTGCTCTTGCTACGAGTAAATGATGAGTTTTAGGTGAATTACCGGAAATTGTCACTGTTGTAGGCCCACTTATTGGGGTAAGTGTTCCTTTTAAGAAAACAGCACCGCCAGCAAATGTAGCCTGTGTAGCGTTAATATTTGTTCCATTAAAACCACGAATAGCATAACTTCCCGCACATGCTAAATTAAATACTTTGATTAATCCTGTATGTGGAAAATCAAACCCATCAAGTATCTGTCCTGTTATTGGTGCAGACCCCTCCGGACTATCGTTTGTGGCTATAAAATTTGGATTATTAATTGCTTTACTCATATTACTCAACCTCTACTGTTAAAAAAATCTGTATTCTTTCTGTTCCGCTAAATGGCCCAACTGCTTCAAAATTGACCCTGCCAAGCATATCTGTTCCATCAAAAAAAGCCATCTCTCTTATCAGTTTCCCTGTTATATTAGACCCGACTTCCTCAACCATTATTTGAACCACATTAGCATTTGATTTTTCAACACTAATTGTCGGCGTTCCTGTAATTGGCACATCTAAGTCAAGTGCTACGGGGCTTGTAGTATTTCCACCCAATCCTAACTTGCCTCCATCAACAATGTCTTTTATCCGTGTTGCTAATATTTCTTTTAGTTTATCTGTTATCATAAATCTTCCTCCTTTAAAGTAGTGTAAGTAGTGCTTCCGCCATTAAAACCAAGTTGGCTTGTGTTTGTATTTAACGGTGTCTGCATTCCTAAAGTGCTTCCTACTGTTTCCCTTTTTCTAATCAACAAGTGCATTTCATTTATTTTCATACTGTCAAAGAAATCAAAAGCGTTTTCATTAACATTGAAGTTCTTTTTTCTTATATATGATTTAGTTTTCTTATTATCAAGAAGTAAATCAGCGAGGGTGTCTTCTATTCCCTTAATATATTTACCTAATTTTAGTTGGACTAACCCACTAAAAGTTTGTATTTTCTCTAATAACAAGAAAGGTCTTGGTTTTATACCTGCCACTTTAGATTCTATGATAACGGTTTCCCCTATATCCAAGCATTTTACTTTAGAGACAGGTAGTTTGCATTCAATTAGGTCTTGTAGTTGAGTATGCATAATCAATTTTTCTTGTGCTTCTCTCTCTACATCTTCTTTAGTTCCTAATTTATCTTCAAAAATTTCTAATGTCTTTTTTCCATTTTTCTTTATTTCTCTAAAGTCTTTTCTAATAGCCTTATGCTTGCTTCCATAAACTATTACTTCATTAAAATAATTAAAATTAGATTTAGTTAATTGGATTTCTACTATATCATTATCATCAAAAGAGTATTTAGCCTGATAATCGGAATCATCATAGTTTATTATTTTAATTTTACCTGCTATATTAACCATTTTTTTATCTTTTAATTTTAATAAATAATTAAGTAAGTTAAATAAATTAGTTCCTTGAAAATCAGGCGAAGCGAATAACTTATAATCTTCCTTTGTTAAATCAAAATCAATATCATTTTCTATCAATAGTTCTTCAACACTTTCCTCTATTTCCTTGCATATATCAACAGTTGTGCCTATTACTGCTCTTGTTGCTTTTTCATCTATGTCGCCATTAACTATTAATTCAAATATTTCGGAAACAGAAATAATTCCATTTAATTTTTTTATTTCTGCTAATTCTAAATAATATCCTAAAGTATCGTTTTGGTCTATCCCTCTTAAATTACAAACTAAAGAATTATCTCCATCGGATAAACAAAATTCACCTTCTAAATTGTTTAAAATAGCAGATAAAGCAGAAGTTGTTCTTACCACTAAATCACCTTGTCCTCCTAAAGTATCTAAATCGGCTATTACATACATTGATTGAACACCTTCTTTAGAGGAATTTCCATCTCCTTCGGAATTTAGATAATTACTCCATGAAGGCGGTTCGGAAATCATATTTTCATTATCCATGTTTTTTGTATATGCAGAACTTAATGTATTAAGTTTTATTTCTTTTGGTGTTTTATCCCAAAAACAAACAGGATTAGGTTGTAGAATTTTATACTTTAGTGCCGATAATGCTTTATCTGTTATAATACGGCATCTATTACCATAAACAAATCCCGTTGGCGCAGATAAATTACCTTCCGTAGTCATATCATTTTCATGAGCAACCACATATATTAGTTCATTATCGTTGTGCATTAATTCATGGTCGGAAGAAAATGATGAAGATGAAGAAACATCGCCTCGTTTGTATTTTTTTCCTTTTCCTACGGGAACAAGATAACAACCTGTTAAATCAACATTTTTCAAAAAAGTGTTTTCTTCATTCATTATAATTGGATGATTAAAATTAGTATTTGCTCCGGTTGAAGAAATAGGCAGACCTTGTTGATTCGTCATATCTAAATGAAATTTAATACCCATATATCCACTTATAGTAGTTGCTTCTTTATCTGCTGATTCTGTTGGTATTCCAAATCCAGCATCCGTAGTAGTTCCGAGCATTGGATAAACAATACTGCGCCCTGTGTTAATAGCAACATCACCGTGTCTAAATACATAACCTAATGAAGCATATGTGCAAAATGGGCTTACCATGTGTGAATTAATATCGGCCTGTTGGCTTTCTGTTCCTATTGGTTTAAGATTAACAACTTTTATTGACGACACTAACTTATCATCTGTTTTTGCTCCCTGCTTAAATTCTAATCTATCTAAAAACCAAACTATATCGAAATCATTTATGTCTCTAAATAAACGATTTAATTGCTGACCTTGTTGATTATACAAATAATCTCCATAATAATCCCAATGTTCAATAGTATTATTAGAAGAAGCATCAACTGTTTCAACTCTCCAAAAACCTTCGGGGTCGGAAGCGGAAGCATTTGTAGGGGCAGGACTTCCCGAAGCATTAGTTGGGTGGTTATTATTTGCTCCAAAAAAGGCGTAAGGAAGTAATATGCTTTGCTTATCATAAATAGTAGTTTTTCTTATAGTTCTCATGTCTGTTGGAAAATCTGCCGCAGGTGTTGATTGTTCAATATAATAATCACTCCAAGTTGAGGGAGTTATGCGGTTATCTGCATTACTTTGTCCAAGAGGGTCATTATTTCCTGTAAATATGTCGTTTTGATTCATTATTGTTCCATATAATAAATGAATATTAGTTGCCTTAAATCTAAAATCTGTAAAATTATTAACACCCATAGGATATTCATACAGTATTGAACCAATTTCCCTTCCACCAATAGTTATGGGATTTATTACATCTGCATTCTTAATAAACAATAAATTATCTCCGGCAACATAAGCAAATCCTGATAATACTTCTGATGTAGAAGTATAGTGTTGATTTGCAGTTGAGCCACCTGCTCCGTTATTTATACGAGTATAAAATAAACCATCTCCACAAGTGACTGTTGCTCCATTTATTGCGGTGACTCTTCCTACAATTTTATTAGTTAAACGGTCATAAATAAAATCATTAACGCCAAACCCTACTGCTGGTGGCGAAGATAAAATAATATCATTACTGCCAATAGCGGGTATTGCAGTTATAGTTTCGGGCGTTTCATGCACTTTTATAGAATTAATAACTGTTGATTCAACGGTAGCAGACTCCAAAACATCAAATTCAGGATTTATAGGATTAAAAAATGAATCATAAACACATTCAGTTAGTCTCATTAATGAAAACCTTTTAAGATTAGATAAAGTTTTATTACTGCTAATAATATTAGAATGTTTATAACTTATGTCAGTATAAATACTTGAAACAGTATTTCCATAAGTGTCGTTTTTATTTACTGAATGGGAAGACTGAATTGGAGAATCAATAGAAAATAATCCATAAAGATTTAATGTTCTTGTGGCACTATTTAATAAACTATCCGTTCTTCTTGAACTGTAAAATTCTATATCTCTATTACCATATAAAAACAACCTTGCGGCTTTATTATCAATTTGGTGTAATTTATCCCTTACCAAAAGAGGATTAAATATGCTTTCTATTGCTGAACCCGCTTTTGGCTTGTGTCCATATATATTACTCGGAGTATTTGGTAAAAGAACTTGATAAGTGTTGTCTTTGGTATTGACCTTGTATTGTTTAATAAAAACTAAAATGTTAGTGGCACTAACATTAGCATTGGTATCTAAAGTTATTTCTGTTGTATTATTACCATTTATAGATTGAATAGTAGCGGCAAAATTTCCATTCAAAGGAACACCAACTCCACCAACAGTCATTCCAACAACTAAATTAGATGAATCTTGAACAACTACATCAGGACTTCCATTAGTAGTTGTGCAGGTTTGTTGAGTTGTTCCTATCAAACTTTTAGATATGGGAGGAATAAACTTTTTATCGGCAAAATTAGAATAGGTGATTGGTCTAACCCCTCTTTGGCCAATTGGCAAAGACCTATTCAATACAGGGCTTGAGTTCTCGGTTAGACTAATGCTTTCAATCCTATTTGAAACTGCCCATAAAGGGTGCTTATTATATGTATCAGCATAATAATTAAAAATAGAAGAGAAAGAATAAAATGGCTTATTTATTCCCTTTAGGGGTGTAGAATTTCCTCCAATAGTATCTTCAAGAACATTAACAAGATTGTATTTTTTATCTCCTATTTGGCCTTTTTCTAAATTAAATATTCTGTAAAATTGGTCGGAGTATCTTTTTATATTATCTACTTCGGTTGTATAAGTATTTTGTCCTATTTGCTGACTTGTGGTTTGGTAGTCTAAATTAAAATTGTATTTTCTAATGCTTCCATTATTTGTATTACCATTTACTCTTTGTCCAATTAATCCTATCATTTTGTTTAGGTGTAAGTGCGCCCCATTTACTAAATGCAAGGGTATGTTTTTATTTCCATATCCTGATAAACAACTTATTGTATCTCCCGCAGTTAAACTTACGGGTCTATCAACAAAAATACGAGTAGAGTCTGCTACATTTCCTATGTTGTTGTTTGCAGAAACTTGCCTTGTTTGATAGCCTGTAAATCTACCAATAAATTGATTGTTAGAAAATAAAGGGTCGCCAATTCGTAAATAGTATAAATAGTTCATTTGGGCTGAATACCCAAAACTTTCCGTAGTTAATAGAATATGTCTATTTCCATTTGTCGCATCTGTTTCAACATAACTGCTAAAACTACCTAAACCTGCTAATGAAGGTGCTTCAAAATTTAAATAATTAACTGTCTCTCTTCCTAAAGTTAAAGGCATATAAGGAGCAAGTTTCACAGTTGTTAATGATTTATCTTTGCTAACTTCAATAACTGTAAAATCAATCAAAGTATTAATTACTTCATCAGTAAATCCATCAATGGTCGCTTGAAATGGTAAATCATTTAGCAGGTTTTCAGTCTTACTAATGTTAAAACCCTGAGCCTTTATGTGAGTATCTTCGGCAGAACCGACTAATGGTGTTGATTCAACCAAATTATTCATTTTTGTGCCACTAAGTTTTACACCATCATTAAAAAATAAACCTTTATCACTTGCTCCCGATAAACTTGTGACTGAATTAGTATAAGAATTAGAAGCCATCGCTTTTCCGAAAATATAATGTTTATTTGTTTCTTTATAGACATTTTTATCGTTAGTAGTTGGCCCGTTTTCATGAGAAATGCCGTTAATGACAGTATAATTCGTTATATTAGAACCACTTGCGACAACTTGCCCTATATATCCACTACTCGACCATAAGTGGTCGCCTTCGGATAAAGTCACTCCACTTGTAAAATTAATATTTGTTGCTCCACCTGCTCCACCAATATTACCCCATACGGCCTGTCCAACTAAAGAAACATCATTATATGGACTAAACCCTGTTGTAATAAAATCAGCACTAAATAAAGTATCTTTGTTAGTAATAATATCAACTAATTTAGACAATGTATTTCTTCCTTGCACTTCAAAAATACTTTGTTGGTTTTCTAAAGTTTTATTTATAGACTCAACCTTCCCAAAGAATATTTGATAATTTAA